AGCTCCAGGTGTCATACTCATTGCGCGTGTAGATATAGACGATCCCGGAGGCGTTACCCGCCGTAATTCCCAGGGTCGTGACGATGGCCGTCGCGTAGGTCGTCACCGGGATGGCCTTGAAGCGCCAAACTGTGCGTGGATAACCGCGCCACAGTTGGCCGCCGTCGCCGGTGGGCGTCAACTCCGCGCCGGGCTTAGGGCTGGAGGCGGGCGCGACGCCGAACACCGCTTCCGCCGTGGGAAACACGGCTATCAAGGTTTTGCTGATCGCGTATTCCGCCATTGTCCTCCTGTTAGGCAGACGGTAGACGGCAGAGGGTAGATAGGGGTTTCTCCCTGTCTACCCTTTACTGTCTACCGGCTACCACCTCCTGCAACTCGCGCGCAAACTGCCCCAGGCGCGCCTCAAACCAGGCGCGGTCATTCGGCCCCATCCCGGTGAAGCTGGCCTGGATGCTGAGCAGTGTCGGCCCCGCTGCGCCGCCCATCGCCTGCAAGACGCGCGCTTGACTCAAATTGCCCAACGCGCCCTCAAGCTGGCGTGTGGTGTGCGCGCTGAGCACGAACTCCCGTCCCGCCTCGCCCAGAGTATAGCGACCATAATCAGCGTATCCGCCTGCCGCCCGCCCCCCCATGCGCGTGGTGCGCCCGGAGCTGCTGCCCGGTTGGGCGTAGGGAGAGGTGTTATCTCTAGTATTCCCCGTCCTGGGCACCGGTAAGTTTTTAACATAGTCCTCCCACAACTGGCGCTTGCTCTTTAACCAAACGTCCGCATCCTGGAGCATAGCCGCGTAATACGCGGCCTGTTGGTCTTCCGAAAATGCGTAATATTTCAATTCGGCGTTGAGCTTGTCGAAATACTCCTGATCCAGTCGCGCCAGCTCCTCCTGGTGCTGGGTCTGTAACTCGGCGACCTGCTCCTGATACTCAACTAACCGCGCTTGCTTCTGCTCCGCGTATTGCACCTGCATCTGCGCCATCTGCTCAACGTGTTGGCGCTGGCGCTCGGTTTGCTCCAGGGCGAAGTTGGCCGCCTCCTGGCCCTGTTGACCGGCGAAATCCTCTTCCGCCCGCGCGCGCTCTTTCGCGTAATTCTGCTGCTCTTCATACAGCCCGGCCGCGTCGCGCGCAATCTCCAAATCCGCCACGCGGCTCTCGTGATCCTCCTGCATCCGGCGCATTTGCTTTTGATGGTCGGCGGCGGCCTGCGCCTGGCGGCGTTGGAAGTCTTGCTGCTGCGCCAGTTGACTCGCCTGGAAGTCCGTCGCCGTCTTGCGCCGCTGCTGCTGGTAATCCTGCTCCAACTTCGCCAGGTCGGTGTTCAAATCGCGCGTCGCCTCGGCGACCTGGTCGTTGAAATCGGCGACCGCCTCCTCCTGGCGTTGGAGCAAATCAATGTAGGCCTCCACCACGCGCGTCTGCTCCGGGGTAAGCTGGAGCGCCGCTTGCGCCGCCTGGGTGTAGGTGTACAACTCGTCAGTCATTGCCCCCGTCGCCCCCTGCGCCTCACGGGCCGCGCGCGCGACGCCCACCCCCACGTCGTTCCAATCATCGCTGGCGACAGCCAACATCCCGCTCAATCCATACTCCACCGCTTGCAGTTCGGCCAGTTTATCCTGGAGAGCCGCCCCCGACGTGGCTTGTAACCCGCCGCCCATCAATTCGCGCACCCGCGCAGTCTCCTCGCCTCCAGCGCCGAAGATCAAATCTTTCCAATACTCACCATTGAACAATAGCGCGCCGCGCTCCCCTTCCTGGACGACATACTGATCCAGCAGCGCGATATCGTCCCGCAACTGCCGGAGTTCATTCCGCAATTGGTCCGGGCCTGCCCCTTGCAGTTCTGACAGGCGCGTCTGGGCCGCCTGCTCGCCCTCGCGCGTAGACCCCCACCCCAGCATACTTTGCCCGGTCAGAGCGCGGCTGCCGAGTTCGCCCACCGCCAGCGCGCCGGCAATTCGGGCCAGCGTACCGGCGATCTGGGTGGCCCCGGCCTGCTCAATAGCGTTTTCCTGGACCGCCCCCTGCGCTTCAATAGCACTTTCAGCCTCTGCGCCGGCCTGTTCAGTGGTGGCAGCCTGCGTAGCCGCCTGGGTGATGATGCTACGAAATTGCTCGGCGGACGAAACCACAGTGCCCTGGAAGCGCGCTTCGGCGGTTTGCTGCTTGAGGATCGTGGACTTGTACGCAGCGGTGAGTGTTTGCAACGAGAGGACGGTCTTGGAGACCGTCCCCACTGCCGTGATGACCGTACCGATGACGATGCCTCCGGTAGCCACGCCGCTGACGATCGCGGTTAGCCAGGGGTTGGCCTGTACGGCAGCCGTGAGATCGGTGATCATCTGCGCCGCCTTTTCCAAGAACGGCAACGCCATGTCCAGGCCCTGCTGCCCTATCGTCAACCAGAAAGCCTTCCAGCGCATCTCGGCCTGTTGCACGCGATACACGTCGCTCTCCTCCCAATCAGAGAGCTGTGTCTCCCACACTTCCAGCGCATCCTTCCCCAAAGTCGCCGCCGACTGACTGAGGATGTTCACCCCTTCCTGGCGAGCTTCCGTTTGTTCGCGGATGAGCAGCGTGGCCGCGCGCAATGAGTTGGTATCGAATAGCGCGCTCAGGGCTACCTCGCGTTCCTGGTCCGTCGTGCCCGCCAGCGCAGCGGCCAGCATATCCACCGCCCGCGCCGTGCCGATGAACGCCCCTTCCGCATCGTAGAAAGCGTCGGCGGAGCCGAATAACCGGGTCAACGTTTCCTCAGCTTCCGTACTCTTGGGGATGAGGAGGTTGTCCAGCATCTTGCCGTAGCTGGTGCCGGCCTGTGTGCCCCGGATGCCGTTATCTCCCAGGATGGAGAAGGCCACGGCGGTCGCTTCGATGCTCTCCCCGGCGCGGTCGGCGCTGGGGCCGACGTATTTGAACCCCTCCGCCACGTCGCCCACGGAGGCCAACGTGTCGTCGCTGATCTTGTTGAAGATGGCGACCACGCGCGTAGTATCCGCCAGCGTCAGCCCATACTGGTTGATGGCCCCGGCGGTGGCGTCGGACAAGGTGGCAATGTCGGTCTGCGAGAGGGCGGCGGCTTGCTGGATGGGGATAGTCTGCTGCAACAGCGCGTTCAATTCCTGCTGGCTGTCTACCGCCTGGCCGGTAGCTTGCGCCCAGACGGTGATGCCGCGCGCGGTCGTTTCGGGGTCCAAGACGGCCAGAGTCGCTGATTGCTCAATGGTCGCTTGCCGTAGTTCCTGGGTGAGGTCAGCGTTCAACGCCAGGGAGCGCGCGGCCACGTCCGACTGCTTGGCGAAGGTCAGATAGTCGCGCCCGGCCACCGCCACCGCCCCGGTGACGATCCCGGCGTTCATCCGCATACTGTTACCGATTTGTTGCAGATCCCCGGTCACCTGGAAAAGGCCCTGGCGGGACTGGCGCGCTTTCTCCAGTTCCGCTGTGAAGAGCCGCACGCCCCCGGCGACGCCGGAGTATTGCTCTCGGATTTCGCGCGCTTCTTGCGCCACGCGCCGCTGCTCGCTCTCGACCTGCCGCAGCTCGCGCAACACCGTCTGCAAATCCAGCCCGGTCGCCTGCATGGCTCCGTCCACCTGATCCCAGGAAATCCCCAGAGCCGCGCTAAGGCGCTGGGCCTCCTGCTCCAGGCGGGCGCGCTGCTGTACTTCTCGATTGACCGCAGCCTGCTCCTGCTTTAGTCGCTTGAGTCCGCCGAGGGTAGTTTCTATGGAGTCGCCGCTTTGCACCATCCCGGCGGCCACGTCGGCCCATTGCAAGCCTAATTCGGCGGTTAGAATACGCGCCTGAGCCAGGAGCTTGTTCTGACGTTCCTGCTCACGGAGCGCGGCTTTACCCTCATCCACGTCCAGGGCAGAGGTGGCGCGTTGGCGGACCGTGACCCGCTTGGCGGCCTCCTGCCTCTGCGTCTGGCGGTATTTGGTCTGCGCAACGGTCTCCGCAGTCAGCCGCTTCTCGGCTTCGATGCCTGCCCGCGCCTCCGTCTCGGCCAGGCGGATGAGGGCGCGCGCCTTCTGTTCGGCGGCGGCGATCTGAGCCTGGTTCTGTTGCGCGGCGTCCTGCCCGACCAGGGCCAGCCACTCGTTGATCGCCGTGACCATGTCCGGGATGACGGAGTGCCCGACGAGTTTGTCGGCCACCCACTGCCAAACCTTCAGCAGCCCTTTGGCCTCTGCCTCAGCCTCTTCCGCCACCGGCGCGTCCAATGCCTGCTCCATCGCCGCCGCCGAGGCGCGGGCTTCTTCCGCCGCCGCGTCGAGGGCTTGATCCATTGCTGCCGTGACAGAGCGCACTTCCAACGCGAGCCGCCCAAGAATCTCGCGTTCGGCGGCGGCAGTCTCCTCCATAGGGGTGCCGGCTTTGGTCGCCCCGCGCAGCTCGCGCTGCGCCGCTTTCTCCAGTTGTTCCACGGCTTTGCGCTCGGTCTCGGTGAAGCCCTCCCCGGCCAGCCGTGCGGCGTCGAAGGCTTTCACTTTTTTGCTGAGGGCTTTGGTCTGCGCTTCCAGGTGGCCGGTCGCTGTGTTCGCCACCTCCCCCAGGGTGCGTTCGCCGGTGATGAAGTCCACCAGCGTACCCTGCGCCCCCTCCGGCAATTCAGCCTGCCCCCCTTGCTGCAAGCCCCCGAAGGCGCGCTTGATCTGCGTTTGCAGGCGCTTACGTTCCTCGAAAGCCGCCTCCATCTGTTCCAGGGCCTGAGCCGCGCTTCCCTGCCCGGTGGCGCGCAAGGCGTCGGCGATCTCCTTCACGCTATCCATTGACCACTCGCGCCAGAACAGATGCTCCTCTTCCAGGGGCTTTTCCAGCTCACGCCGCCGCCAGAGCAATTGATCGCGCAGTTGTTGCGCGTCACCCTGGATGATTTCCGAGCGCACCGCGTCGAGTTCCTGGTTTTGCGCCTCATACTGCGTAATCAAGGCCTCATACTGAGCTTGCCAGGCCTGTTGCTCCTCGGTCAGCTCCACCCCGAAGACGGTCGGCATCGGGGGCTTGATCTGTTCCAGTTCGGTGATCGCCTGCGCCGTTTTGGCGATCTCGGCGTTGAGGTCGGCCCGGCGTTGTTCAAGGGTAGCGCTCACGGCGACCAGTTGCGCGTCAATCTGTTGCGCCAGCGGCGCCAGCTCTTTGTCTATGGCTTGCACCGCTTTGGTGATTTTGCCCTGCGTGTAAGTTTCCGAAAGACCTTTGAAGAGTTCCGAAAGTGTCCGCACCTGGCCCCCGGAGAGCGGTTGCACCTGGACGCGCCCCAATTCGGCGATAGAGCGGGTGAGTTCGCCGGTGCGGGCGGTGAGGTCCTGCATCTTGAGGGTCAGATCGAGGGCTTTCTTGTCGTTGGCAGAGAGGGCTGCCTCCAACTCCGGCATACTTTCCAACATCTCGCCCGCAATATTGGTTTTCTCGCCGACGCGCACAATACCGGTGATGTGGGATTGTATGCCGGCCAGCCGTTGTTCCAGAGCGTCCCACTGTTGACTCATGCCCTGGGCGATGGCGCGTCCCAGGCTGCCGGCATCCTGGCGCAGCGCGGCCATCTGCTTGCCCGCTGCCTCCAGGCCAACAATGTCCACCTTCCCGGCGATCTCGATGTGTCCCAGGGATTGCTCGATAACCTGGCGCAGCTTACCGGCTTCGACTTTGGCGTCTTGGCCGTCAATGGTGATTTTGATCTTGAACTCGTTAGTCATTTGTGATACCGTTAGATTATTTCCCAGGAAATATACGGAGGTAGCTATGGATCAGCGCAGTTTGAAGATCGGTGCCGGGGTGATAGGCGGTTTTATTATTGGCGTTATCCTTTCCACTATTTTGACGGATACGTATGACATCATCGGTGGTATCTGTTGGTCAGCGATCTTGGTTCCCCTTTGCACGTTTGGACTTGGCTTATTCGTCGCTTTTCGCACACATCCACCCGACGATTCTGAATCCTAACCCCCTAAACGCTCCACCCGCTGCCGGAGCACTGCGCGCGCCTGAGTTTCCACCTGGCGCTGCGCCTCCGCTCCCAGCCCCACAAATGGGCGCGGCGGGATGACCCGTCCAGTCTCGGTCTGCCCACCCGCGTGCAGCTTGGCGATGCGGTCGGGCGTGCGCGGGTCGTCTTCGGCTCCCAGGGTCAGGAACGTTGACCCGTTACCCCGCTCCACCTGAGTAACATTGCGCGGGTGGCGTGGATCGGTAAAGGAGAGCAGCAGGTCGCGGGTACGTTGCAGGATCGGGTGCTCCGGGGCCACGCGAAAGGGCACGCCTCGGTGATCAATGCCGCCGGCGCGTTCGAGTTGCGTCTGCCGCGCCAGGGGATGCCACGGCGCGCCGTCGGGCGCGCTTTCGCGCTCGAAATTGCGGTGAATGCCGCGCCGCCCGGTGTCGGCTACCAGCTCCGCCTCGCGGGGGCCCAGTTCGCCGAGGCGAGCCAGGTCATCCCACAGGGCATCCCACCGGGCGTCCATTTGTAGCTCTGCAATAATCCGCATCATTCCTCCAAACAATCAGCGGGAGGCCTGGGCCTCCCGCTGATTAGTCCAACTCCATCGCGTGCCGGACCAGCCGATTTTGCCACTCGATCAGCTTAAAATCGTGCAGCACCCAGTCCGGCCAGTCCATCAACCCCCCGGTGAAGAGCGGCGCCCGGTCCCCAAAGGATCGCCATAGTTTCCACAACTCCAGCGATAACTCCGGCTTGACCAGCTCCCACTGTCCATCATCTTCCAGGTTCGCCGGGTCTTTCCCGTCCTCTAACGCCCGATTGTAGGTCAGGAGGCATTGGCGGAGTCGCTGCTGGGCGTCACGCCTTTTTTTTCGCTGCTCTCCTGGTCGGGCTTATCCTCCGGCCTCTGGAACGGATACCAATGTGGGTTGAGATCATAGACCAGATTCTGCCACGGATCAGTTAACGCCTCCGGCAGGGCCAGGAAATCCGCGACCGACATCTCCGGGTCCAGACCTTCAGCCGCGACCACGGCGGCCAGCAGATCGGGATACAGGTATTGCACCACGATGCGCCGGGCGGCAACTTCCAGGGAGGACACCGCGCGGGCTTCCCCTGCCGGTGGAATGCCCTCATCCAGGTAGGCCAAAGCCCGCCCCTGGAACATCGCGCGCTTGACCCCCGCGAGGGTTGTCGCCGCGCCCAGTTCCAGGGTCACGTCCAGCTCGGCATCCTGATAGCTCAACCTCCGCGTTTCAGGCATTAGCAGCCCTCCGTGCTCGGATAAAAGGCGTAGATCAGATCGTCGGCGGCCGGAGCCGTGCCGAACGTAATAGAAGTGTCCGAAAGCGTCACCGTGGCCGTCACGTCGGTGGCTACGCCGGTAAGGGCCACCCAATGGACTACCTTCATCTTGGGCGTGTCGGTGTCCAGCGGCGTCTGGGAGAAATTGAACGCGGTCAGCGTGCCATTCCCCAACCAGCCATCCAGCACCGGCGGGCCGTCCAGGTAGCCTTCCAGCGTGGTCGTCTCGGTGAAGCCCTCGGTGGTGTTGGAGAAGGCAATGGCCCACGGCCATTGCTTGACCTTTTGCGGGGTCGCCGTGTAACGCGCTTCGCCAGCATTGCCTTCCTCCATTGGGCCGGAGTATGGGCGCACCTGGGCCAGCGGGACCAGGAAGTAGTGCCAGATCGTCGCGCCGAACGTCGCGGAGGTGGGGTCCTTGTCAATAGCCTGCTGGTAAGCCAGCAACAGCACGTCGGCCAGGCAGCCATCCTTGTCAGTCTCGCGCCCGACAACCTTGCCCCCGGCCAGGTCTACCACGTTGACGCCCGTGAGGAGCGCGTCCACCGGCAGGTTGCCCATGCCGGTGCGCAGCTCGATGTTCGAGAGTTCGGTAGGCGACAGATTCAGTTGTCCCTGGGGCTTGTCGTCGCCGGTGAACTGAATCACCTGCCCGTCGGGGAAATTGGGAGTGAAGGCTTTCGCCAGACTCAACCGCTCCCCAGTTTCTGCCGTGGCCGCCGCCGCAGCCACCAACGGCATACGATTATCGTCCAATGCCCAAACGTTGAGATGTCGCAGGCCCCCGCCCGCGCCTTTTCCTGAAGACATACGTACCTCCTATGCGTAAAAGTCGCGTTCCGTGATGAGCGCGCCGCTAAAATCCACGCGCTCCAAATCTAAATCCAGCAACCGGTCAATGGCGTGCCCACTGCGCCCGGCGTACTTCACCTGGTTGATGCAGGCGTCGCGGACCAAGAGCGCCGGAAAGTTGACCAAAGCGGAGATCACCGCCTCGCGCACGTTGCGGATGTTGGCATAACCGTAGCGGTCGTAGATGAAGACCGCGCACGAAGCGGTGAAGGCCTCCTCCCCGGTATCCTGCACGACCACCGCCAAGGCCTTGCCCGTCGCCCCTGCCTTACGCCGGGTTTCCTGCGCCGCTGTTAGAGCTTCGGCAGTCAGGTCCCCAGCTTCCAGGACAAGTGAGTCCATCACCAGGGCCGTGACGGCGGGCGTAGCGCGCAGCTTCGCCAGCGCCCAAGCGCCCAGGTCGGCGTAGATGTTAGCCATGCAACGCCGCAGCGCAGGCCGCCCGAATCTCTTCGAGGCGCTTGGGGCCGATGCCGTCAATGGCGCGCAGGGCCGCGTCTGTCTTGGCGTTCAGTTCCTCGACGGTATCCGCCAGTTGCTCGACAGTGCCCATTACGCGCGGGTCAAGATGGTCAGCTAACGCCGCAATCGGCGTGCCCACGGTAACTTCGACCGCACCGTCCACCACAGCGAGACCCACTACAGCGGAGTCGGGAATATCAGACCGGCTCAAATCAACGCTCACTACAGCGTCACCGGAAGCGATTATTTCCTGGGAAATACTCGCCGACGCCCCATCTCCCCCGTCTACCGTCTGCCGGCTACCGTCTACCGGGTCAAACACCAACGCCCAGCGGTTGAAGACCTCGCGGCGCACGCAGCGCACCGTGCCCAACGGCTGCCCGTCCACCAGTAGCTCGGCGCCGATGGGGACCGGGGGATATTGCGCCTGGCGCAGGGTAATGACCTCATCCGCCGTCATTTGATGGGGATGGAAGCGCCACTGCACCGCGCCGTTGACTAAAACGGTGATCTCGCCGTTCATTGCGTGTTCACCATCCGCAGATACACAGTCGGTGTGAAGGGCTTGCTCGCTTCGAGTTTGAGCCGCAGACAGTTACCGCTCACCGGCAACTCGAAAAGCCGCGCGCCATCATTAGTCACGACAAAATTGAGCGCCACACTACTCAAGGTGGGAGTGACGTTGCTTTTGGCGTAGATGAAGGCCGTTTCAGCGGCAACCCAATGGCTCGCGGTGCGACATACCGCCTCACTGGAAAACTGCGGTGTGACCGTCATCGTGCCCGTGCTGCTGATGTCATCGTGAGCTTGGATGACCACATTGCCGAATGCTCCGGCCAGGTAGGCGTTGGTGTAGGTGGTCGTCGTGTAGCGGGTCGTGCCATCCAATGCAATCACGTGCTGGTGGCCGATCACCGTCGCCGCCTGCGTGTCGTGGGGGGCAAAAGTCACTCCAAAAGCCAGCACCAATCCGAAGAACACTAACACTGCCATTGTCAGGGATGCGATCTTGTGCATGGATACTCCTTTTACTGAATAGACTGTACTAATACCTGCTGCGCGCCGGGGGTCGAGTCCACGGCGATGACGCGGTAACGCTGCTCTTCCGCCCACACCTCGTCACCCTTCTGGATGCGAATGCCGGCCGGGGCCGAAAGCACCTGCGCCTGCGGCGCCGCATCGCCGACCACTGCGTGCATGTCGCGGCTGAGATTGGCGCTGCTTACCGCCACAATGCGGGTATTGAAGCTCGCCACCGCCGTCTCCGCGCCGCGCCGCCCCCGGAATACCCGTGCGTACACATAGTGGTCATCCCGAATGGCGCGGGTGGTCTGAACCAATAGCTCGCGGCGCAAGCGTCCGTTAGTCACACGTGAACCCCTGTTCTACAAACGGTTCCAACAGCGCCTCGCGGCACGGCGTATCGGCCTTGACGATGACCACCGGCCCCGCCGCGCTGCGCTCCAGGCGGTCGAGGAGCCTCTCCAACCCCTCGCGCGTCGCGCTGCGATCCACGCTCTCCTGGCCGAAGGTGTACTTGATGAAGCGCTCCGTGTCGGCTAACAGGATTTCCAAAGCGGCGATGGCGGCGCGGCGCACGGTGGCGTATTGCTCCAGCAAGTCCTCCAATTCCGCGTCGCTGAAGGCCGCCCACTGATAGGTGCAGACCACGGGATGCCCGCTGCCGGGCGCGACGACAAACTCAATCGCGCCCAGCGCGTAGGTGAACGTGTAGTTGATGCCCGCCACCTGCGGCACGCCGTTGACCAGCACGGTCTCGGAACCATCCAGCACCGGGTGGAGCTGCGTCAAGAACGTGGTCGTGATCCCGTCGCCCACGTCCAGGCTCTCGCGCAGCGCCAGCCGGGGCCGGTCCTGGATCTGCAAGCGCAGCCGCTCCAGGTCGCTGAGGGCCATCTTACGTCAACTGCCCCGCTGTGCGTAGCTTGTCCAGCCGTTTGCCGGCTTCCTCGCGGCGCTGTTTGCGCAACTCGCCCGCGCTCAACTCGTGCATCCGCCCGCAGCGTTCGCGCTGCCACACCTCGGCAAACTGCCGCCCGCACGTCCCGCATTGGGGATAGTGCTTGAGCGCTTCCCTATCCGGCTGCGGCTCCACGGCCATAACCAGGCCGTGCTTGAGCAGGCCGCCGTCGTTAGGCTGCCCGCGCAGCTCGAAGACCTGGCCGGTCTTCACGTCGCCCACTACGTCGTCATAGCGGAAATCTTTACTCGCCGTTACCCACATAGTTAGTCCACCGCGTCCGAGATGAAGAGGCCCGCGTCTGGGGCCAGGCCCTTGATGGTGTAATGGGTGAAGCCCTCGATCAGCCAGCCCTTGTCGCTGAGCGGCTCGCGGCGCTGGCGGATGTAGCGCGTCCCGCCGTACAGCGTGCTCCAGACAAAGGTGTAGAGGGCCGAGGGCAAACGCCTACCGGGGTGGGGAGCCACGTAGGCCATGAAGGCGTCGTCGTCGTACCCGGCGGTGTAGGTAATGCTGTCCTCGTCCGTGCCCTCCGGGTCGGTGGTGTAAATGACCGACCCGACCATAACCTCGTCGAGGCCGATGAGCTGGGCGAGCAGGTTGGGCGTGACCATCGCCGGGCTGTCGTTGCTGGAACTGTACTTCACCCGATCCAGCAGGTTGGGATGGTCGGCCAGCACGTCGAAGGTCAAGTCGCCCAAAACCAGCCTGTTGGGGCTGCGGCCCAGCAAAGCGCGGCGAATGGTGCGCTTCCACTCCCGCAAGTCCTGGATGGGCGTCGAGGTGGCGTAAGTGCTCCACTTGGTGAAGTCGGCGCCGCCCACCATATCCGTGCCCCACACACCGGTCTTCCAAAAGTCGGTAAGGAAGCCGATCTCGTGTTCGAGCAGTAACTGATCCGTCACCCACTCGGTGGAGTCGGCCAGGGCGTTGAAGGGCGGGTCCTGGTTGGCCTGTTGCGCGTCGGGGATGATGTCGCCCACGCTGCGTTCCTCGCAGAAATAGGTGTCGTTCCCCACCTCATAGCCCCCGATGGGCGGCGGCTGCATCGGGCTGGTCTTCTGCGCGACCGAGCGCGCCCAGTACGACTTGGTGTAGAGCGGGATGATGTCGGATTGGCGGTCTACCAGCACGATGGGCGCGATGCGCTCAGCAATGTACAACGGATTCTTGTAAGCAACGGAGATGTTGGTCAAGAGTTTCTTGACGTGAACATCGCCTACTCCTGGTTGTGGCATCGTAGTCCTCCTATGCGCCGAGTACCGGCGTGATGCAGTTGATGATGGCCGGGATAATGTTACCGGCTACGCTGGCCGCGCCGCGCGCGCGCCCGCAGGCATAGTTGCTGCCGGCATGGTTGGGCGTGCGGGTCGTCGCCTGTCCGTCGGCGCTGGGGCCGATAAAAGCCCCCACGGCAATCGCGGCATCCGCGCTGAGCTTGGTGGGGCCGAAAGCGATGACCTCGCAGGGTTGGCCCAACTCAGGCTTATTCTGCAACACGCCGTCGGGCAGGTCGGTCACCGCCGCACACGCGACGTAGGTGTCGCCACTGCGCTTGACGAAGTAGAAACGCTTGGCGCTCAGGTCTTCGCCGGCCGGTAGGGTCTCGGCGTACAGGGTCGGGCCTTGCGGAATGGCGGTCATTGGGCGCCTCCTTCGCGGTTATAGGCCCGCTCCATGTCCGGGTGCTCAGCCAATACGGCGCTGAGGGCGTCGCGGTAGCCAATGCCCGGATGGCTGGCCTGATACTGCTGGGCCAGCGTTTCGAGCTGGGTCGTGGCGCTGCCGGGCGTCCCGCGCTGCACGCCGAACTCGTGGAAGTAGACGCCGAACTGCTCGTCGGCGCGTCGCAAGAGTTGCGTGAAGAAGTCGCGGTGCGCGCCCTCCGCGTCCGCCTCGTGCAGCCAGCGCAGGTGGCCGGCCAGGTCGGCGGTGGCGGCGGGCAGGTGCGCGAAGCTCTCGGCCAGCACCGCGAAGCGCTCCACGGCGCGGGCGTCCTGCACGACCGTCAGTTGACCTTCGAGCGCCTGCACCCGCTGCGCGTAACTGTCGCGCTCACCTACGGCGGTCTGAAGCTGCGTGGTAAATTGCTGCACCTGCTCCCGAAGCGTGCTCATCTCCTGGCGCAGATCCTCCGGGATGCTCACGTGCAGATCAGCCGGAGGCGCGCCGCCTGATGCCGGCGCGCGGCCAAACAGGTTGGCAAACAAATTCTGCAACCAATTGCGTTCGGCCTGTAACTGTTCCAATGTTTCGTCCATAGGGATACCTCCTGTTGCTAGACGCGACATCAGCGACGTCGCCTCCCCAAAAAAGGGATAGTTGGTCAAAGCGCCTCCGGCGATCTGGTTGTGAATGGTGTCGCCGGTGACGTGATCGATCAATTCGTCGTAGATTTCGACGGAGAAGTAGCTGAACTCGCCGTTCTCCAGGGCCTCGTGCCCCTTGCGGTTCCAGAGGAACGTCGCCCCCAGACCCTCCGGCAAGGCCATCAAGTCTTTGTACCACCCCAGCGCGCGGCTGCTCTGGTGATCTTCGTTGATGGGTAGGCGGGCCTGGCGAATGCCGCGCTCGGTGCGATGAGCGTAGTTGTCAACCAGTTGGGCCACAACCGTATCGTCTACAGTCCAGGTGCGCGTTTCCCCGGCCCAGGGGTCGTAACGGTGGTGCGTGCCTTTGGGGTAAATGAGGATGGGATCGCCGGCCAGCGCACGGCGGGCTACGGCGCTATCGGTAGCCGACAGATCAACCGCAAACGTATGTAAGAACGGATTCACGCAACTCCTTTAAACGCAAAACCGGGGCTTCTCGTATTGAGAAGCCCCGGAAAATGTATCTCAGTCGGGCCAGATAGAATGTTTGTGCTACATTCAAAAGTATATCATGGTTTTTAGAATATTGTCAAGCTACATCCAGTACCACCCGCCATCCGCGCTGCGTTCCTCCAAATGACACCGGCACTCCCCATTACACTCCGTCCCGTAGCCCGGCAGCGTGTTCCCGGTAAAACGCAACAACGCCGCCATTGACGGATACTCCCGCCCCGGCGGATCCGCGCCATAGATCGGGCACTCGTGGCAATGATGGGCCAGTATGTCCAGCACCCAGCGCACCGGCCCGTCGTTGCCGTCCGCCTGGCGTCGCTCCTCGGCCCCGACCCAAATTCCGCGCCACACGTGCCCGGCGTAGTGCTCCGCCCGGTAGAAACCCTGCGTCGCCGCCTTGACCGCGTCCACCACCAGGCCGCCGATTTCCTCCCGCCGTCCCTGCTTCAGCAACAACAGGAGCGCCGCGATCTGTCCCTCCAACTGCCCGGCGATGTCGCCGAACAGCGTGCCCTTCCCCGCCAGATTCACGCGCGCCAGCGTCCCGCCCGGCCCATAGCCGATCCAGCTATCCGCCAGCGCGATCTCCCCCTGTAGTGCCTGTAACGCCTCCGGCGGCCCCGACGGCGCGCCAAAGCCTAGCCAGAACGCCGCCGCAATGTCCAGCATTGACTGTTCGCGGAACAGCAACAGCGCGGCCAGCACGTAGTCATCCAGTTTTGCCTGCAATTCCGTCGCCGAGGTATCCTCCGGCAGTTCGGCCAGTTCCCCGGCCATCTCGCCCGTCCAGCCCTCCAATGTCGCCCGCTGCGTAGCCGCGTGCCGGTCGGCCAGCGCGCGATACACCGCCGAACGTTCAGCGGGGGCCGGCTTCTCCCCGTAGGCGTACCTGCGTCGCCCGGCGCTCAAACGAAAAAAACGCGCGTTCTGCTGTTTTTCCTCCTCGTCCTCAACGTCATCTTCTGAATCCTGACTTACTTCCTGATCAGCGCCACCGTCACCTTGTCCCCCTGTCACCTTGTCGCCTTGTCGCCACTCCTCCCACGCCGCCTCGTCCACCTCGGTGGGCATCCCCGGCACCAGCGACCGCAGGAAGCTCTCCAGCGTCACGTCCGGCGTCAAGAGATTCGCTCCGGTCAGCACCCGCAGGTAGGCCGCCACGTCGGCAAGGTTGATATTGCGCGGGCTGGTATGCTCCAACGTGGGCAGGCCCGTCAGTCCGGGGAAGTCGTTCCAGCGCAGCAGGTACGGCACGGCGTAGCGGTTCAACTCGTCGCGGACCTCGTCGAGATAAGCCTCCACCGAGAGGATGAAGGCATCAAACAGCGTCCCGGCCAACGACTGCGTGCCCACCTGACGCAGGCCCTGGAGCATGAACTGCGCCAGGATCGCGCGCGCCATCTCGATATCCTTGCGCATAATCGTATCGCCCATCGTGGTGTCCACGTTACCCTGCGGCCCCCCGAAGTCCAGGTCCCAACCGTCCGGCAGCGCCGCGCCCATCATCCGATCCTCGTAGATGGCCTGCACTAACTTCTCCGCCCGCTCCTCGTCGGAGACCTCGCCCTCCGCCACATCGCTCCGCGTGGTCGCGCCTGGTGGCAGCTTGGCTTTGGGGAACCCGGCCCAGCGGCGGTGCAGGCCGACACCCTCGATCTGCTCCAGGCGGCGCTTGTAGGTGTAGGGCCGCACAGCGGCGCGGTAGATGCTGATGCCCTCCGGGTCGTCGCCCTCGCGCGTGGTGCGGAAGAGGAGCGATCCCTGGAGCGGCACAATAGTCTGTTGCCCGCGATTGTCGAGTACGATGGGGCCGATAATGTCCCCGGTCGCCGGATCGAACTCCCAATCCACCAATGACCGGTGATTGACCAGTTCCAGCTTGCGCAGGCCCACGCGCCCGTCATCGTACTGCGAATTGGCGGCGCTGCGGCGCTTGAGCACCATCCAGAACTGCGCCCACCCATACGCGAACATCAGGCAGATGTCGGCCAGCACGTCGTTGAGCGTCTGGCTCATATCGTTGAGGCAGGACCAGATGAAGTCGGCAGCCTCTTGATCAGCGGCGGTCTTCTTCCCGCCGGGGTCGCAGCGCCAATGTACCCGGCGCACGGGCAAGCTCAAAACCTGATACATCGCCATTCCGGTGGGGTCGGTGCGGCGGATTTCGTCATAGGTACGGATGGCATGAGCGCCCTGCAAGGACGGGTCGGTCTCCACGTACTGCACCCGGCCAAACTGCGCGCGACCGGTGACGCCGAGTTCTCTAAACGGACTGGGTTTCGTTGGCATTGTTCCTCCTGATTATTTCCTGGGAAATAATGCGAGTTAGGAGTTACGAGTTAGGAGTTAGGAATGCGCGCCATCCTGACTCCTCACTCCTCACTCCTCACTCCTCACTCTTCTCATCCCCACGGACTGCTTTCCCGCTGTAGGCTGTCCTGCTGCGGCAGGCTGGCCGCCCGTGGCATCCCCGCCGCGACGTGGCAGTAGGCTTCGGCCAGGCTGTAGTGGTCGGGGCCGAGTTCGCGGTATACGGCCACCTGGTCGCCGTCGGGACGGTCTTCCAACACGCGCACCTGGTTGGTCATCTGGGTATAGTAGTCGCGGAGGTCGCGCGCGTGGGCCGGGAGCGTCAGGCCGCCATCGCCCTGGCTCGCGTCCATCACCCCGGCCAGCATCTCGTCCAGCGTGCGCGTGCGATCAAGATCGATCACATACTCTTCGTCATCCAGACGCTTGATGTCCTCCGTTTTCATTCCCGTCTTCTGACTGACGAAGTAGGCCAGCCACACCACGCCAGGGCGGAAGGCCGCCTGCAATTCGCGCGCCTTGCGCGTCTCCGGCAGGGCGTCTATCACGCAGGTCTGCACGCGGTAACGCCGCAGCAGGCGGCCCAATTCCTCAAAGCTCTCCACCGCCACGGCCAGCCGTTGCGGGCGCTCCCCGGTCTCGCGGTCTACGCTGGCGGCGCGGATGACCACGTAGAGCAGGTTGCCCACGTCCACCCCGGCGACGGTGCGCTCGCGCGGCGCCGGGCCGTGGGCGTAGTCGCGCCGGCAGGCATCGAGGAGCGTGTCCGTCAGCCGGCCCCCGCGCGGGGTGTACGGTTCGCCCAGGTCCTGGTTGAAGGCCTCGCGGCGCTTGGTCTCGTCTACTGTGTCCAGCGCCTTGACCACCGCCAGGAGCGGTGTGGTGTAACTGAAGAGCTTGGTCAGATGGTAGCCCACAATCTCCCGACCCGGATAACGCGCCACCCACTGCCCCCCGGCCAGGCGGTTGAGTTCCTGCCCGCATTTCTGGCAGGCGGCCCAGGCGCGCCGCTCCCCCTGCCCGTGCCAGGCCAGCGGGCGGCCCAGGGCATCCCACTCGGTGACGACCTGTTGGATCGTCACTGGCTGCCACTCCCCGCAGCGCTCACAGCGGATCAGCCACTCGCGCTGGTCGCTCTCCAGCCACTTGGCGTGGATGCCGATGCCCGGATAGGTGGGGGTGCTGATCCAGCGGATTCCCTTGATGAGCGAGTGCCCCAGGCGTTTGACGGCGATGGAGGGCGCGCGCGGGTCCATCTCGTCCACCTCGTCGAGGATCAGGCAGTCGGCGTCAATGGACTTGAGCTGGGGAGCGAGACCGTCAGTCTTGACGGCTGCGCCGCGCAGATAGAGATAACGGTTCCGCACGCGCTTGAGGGTGACGCGGTCGGTCTTGCGGCGCTTCTGGCCGTCCTCCTGCTCCCCCTCAGAGATAATGCGCGCCAGGTAAGGGCTGGAGTCAATGGCCGGCCCGATGCGCGCGGTAGAGAAGTCGGAAACATGCGTATCGGTGGGGAAAACGTACAACACGGTGGCCTGGCGCTCATCGCAGGCGTGTAGGGCGTAGGTGATGCCGTACTCACTGGCCCCCATCTGAGAGGCTTTGTAAATAACGAGTTCACTGGCAGTGTCGGCGTAGATGTCGGCCAGGAAGGGATGCGTCGCCAGGTCAAAGCACACGCCCTCTTTGAGGGTAGCGCGGCGGACGATGGCCCATGTCAGGAGGTCCAGTGTGCCGGCATGAGCATCGCGTGCTTCGTCAATCAGCGCCGTCGCCAGAAGCGTCTCGTCGTGGGGCGGCGGGAGCGCGCCGAGCGCGAATGAGGTTGTCAATGAGCTTGCGGCGGGCATCAGCATCGAGGCCCTCCAGGGGATCGGTGCGGGTTTCCACACTGCCGCTGTGTTGGACCTTGTCCGGTTGGTCCAGTCCGCGCAGTTTGGCGCGTCGCTCTTCGATCTTGAGCATGGCGGTGATAGCTTTGGAATCGCCCGCCAGCACGTCGCCCCAGATGGCATTGAGGGCGCGATCCAGACGCCGTTCGGCCAGGGTGACATAATCGGCGACGTCCCCGGCCTGCTCCTGCTGCCAGCGGCCCAACACAATGTCCACATCGCCCTTGATAGTGCCCAGGGACACGTCGAGGGCCTCGGCCATCTCGCGGTAGTTCAGGCCCGCCAGCAAGTTGGCCGCCACCTGTTTGCGGCGCAGTTCGCGTTCGGCGGCAGCGGATTTGCGCGTCATTCACGTTTCACCTGCAAAAATGAACGTTGTTCAGTCACGTTGTGTTCAGCCTTCTAACCATTTTTAGCCATCAACTGGCAGGAGCAAGTCGCGCTCAGTAGTGCTGATGGGCGTGAAAGCGTAAGCGCGCGACGGCGGCATGGAGCGATCCAGCAGCGCGGCTTCCTGCTGTAGACCGCGCAAAACGCCACCCATGTCATTCTTCGCCCAGGCCGCGCGCCGCACTTCCCGCAGCTCGGCTAACACGCGCGCCCGCTGCGCGTCGGGATCGTTGGCCTGTGCCTGCCATTCGGCATCCAAAGCGGCCACGTCCGCCACGATGACGGCCAGCAGATAGGCTTCCCCCGTCTCTGGGTCTTTCAGCCCCTGCCGCTTAAGCTGCACCGTAATCTCCAACGGGGTCAACCCCCGCAACAACAACGAGGCCACCCGCTCCCGGCGCAGATCCGCCAATACCTCCGCTCCCATACTCCCTACTTCCTACTTCCTACTTCCTAATCTTGCAACCGGATCGTCTGCCGGCGGGTCACATTCGTGATACTCAAAAGCGTTGTGCTTTTTGCTTGCCTGATCTGCAACCACTTACCCCATTTCTGTCTGAGGTAGGCCAGTTCGTGGGCGTTGCGCTCCCCGCTGCGCTGGTGAGCGTTGCCCCCGGTGTTGTTGAAACGCTGGTGGACAAGGGCGAAGCGATTGTCCATATACACGCAGCGGTACTTCAGCAGCGCTTGCAGGCAGAAGTCAATGTCGGCGCGCAGCCGCAGTTCGGTGTCGTAGCGCAGCTCGCGCCCAATGATGCCAATGCCCCCCCCAACCCAGGTCGCCAGGACAAAGGGGTCTTGCGGGCGAAACTTGCGCACGTCCGCGCCGTTCTGGGAGAAGCCGAAAACCGGCGTGCCCAAAACCTGCGCGCAGTGCGCAGCGTTGGCGACCACCTGGGCAATAGCGTCAGGTTCGCGGAGCTGCGCGCGGCGGGTGCCGCGCCCGGCCACCACCCCCAGAAAGCCCACGTCGTCGTCCACCATGAAGACGGTTTCGTCCGCGACGTTATCCAGAATCCACTGGCGCAGCGGGCCGATGCCGGCCACCTCCGAGGGGTGCAGGAGCAATTCCACTCCGGCGGCGGCGCAGAGCGGCGCGTAGTCGGCAGCTTCCGCCTCGTCCACGCAGACGGTAGCCTGGGGAAAGAGTTTGAGGGCGTGCGTGCAGGCCTGCACGCGCTTTCTACTCGGAATCACGATGCGCATTGTGCAATAGCTCCAACAACTTCGCGCCATCGAGGGCGCGGCAGATACCCACCTTGCGGCGCAGGTTGCCTTTGCTGCTCTCGAAGGAGAAGGCTTCCCGCGCGATGCCCAGCAAGTCCAGCACCTGCGCCCAATCCCACGAGTTGCGGAAGAAGAAAACCACGTAGTCATAGTGCTCGAAGGGCTGGATCGCCATCTCCGGCACAGGATCAAGCTCATCCTCGCCGGCTTCCTCGTCCTCGGCCAACTCCGCCAGGCGCGCCTCGCCGGTCAGTTGTTCCAGCTCGCGCTCGTAGAAGAAGGCGGAGAGGTCGAGGCCGGCATCCACCTCGGCGACGATGGCTTGCGCGTCCCAGGCCAGGTTCAGTTCGGCGGTGCGGTTGTCGGCGATGGAGAGGGCACGCGCCAGCCCGCCGTCTTCTTCGAGGTCCAGGTCTTCGCGCTGCACCACGACGAGCTTGTCGCCGCGCGTTTTGACGACCTCGATGGGCAGGCCCAGTTTCTCGGCGGTGCGCTTGGTCTTCTCCCCGGCGATAAGGCGGCCTTGCCGGTCCACGACGATGGAGCGCGCCGGGCCGTAGCGCACGAGGCTTTCTTGCAGGGCGAAAGCCCCGCGTTCGGTGCCCAGGTTGGCGTTCTGTTCGTCCTCCTGGATGTCGGCCAGGGTGGTCAGGTCTTCAGGCATATCCACTCCTTTAAACGCGAAAAAGCCGGGAACGCGCTTGGTAGCGCGCCCCGGCTTTGGTTGGCTCAGTCAGGCTTACCTGAATAGTACCACATAAAATGTATACATGTCAAACTTCGTAATAGGCACAACAAAAAAAACGCGGGGGCCGGGGAGAGTTCCCTGGCCCCCGCGTTTTCATCTTACTTCACCACCACCTCGGCCCTGAAAAACTCCTCCGCCAGTGACGGCTCCTTCAACGCCGCATTGAACCGCGCGATCCACGCCCGCTCCTCCTCGTCCAACGGCGGGAGGCGGTGCTTCGATGGTTCCTTCCAGCGCGCCATCCGGCACTCGTCCACGTCCAACGGCTCCTCGCGGAAGATCGTTCGGTACGTCGCCAGCCCGAAGCAATGGGCGAAAGCGCGCTTGTATTCCTCGTAGCCCTCCCGCCCCATCGGCCCGACCATGGACAACTCCACCATCAGCAGACACACTTCCCAGTTGGTCAGCTCCTCTGCGGGGGCCTTCCAGTCGTGGCCCAGCTCCCGATACAGCTCCTCCACGTCCTCCGGCGCCGCACCGTCCAGCTCTGCGGCGTCGAAACGTTCATTGTGCCGCCGGCTGATCTGCATCAGCCGCAGCAAGCGTTCCAACACCACCTGGTCTCCCGCGTGCTGGATTTCATACACCGCCCGGCTGTCCGGCCCAAAGAAGCGCACCGGCTGAGTGAGCGCAGTCGCCAGCGCGTCAACCCATTTCTCGGTATACCATCGCTCCCACCGCCCCATAGGGTGTTCAACTTCTACGTTGTCGCTGTGGGTCAACTCCAGGTCCACCCCACCCCCGGCGTCAAGACTGAACAACTTGAACTGTCCCACCGAACACCTCCGCGTATTCCTGCAACTCCTGCGTCAGCCGGAAGGCCGCGCGCAGCCGCTCGTTCTCGACCGCCGCCGCGTCCACCATTGCTTCCCACTCCCGGTGCTTCGCCTCCCGTTCTTCCGCCCGTCCGAGCATCGTCTGGAAATAGGCCATGACGTGCGCGCGGGTGCGGCAGCGCTGCAACACGTCGTAGTCAATCGTCAGCGTGAAGCCGCCATCCGGCGCGCGCTGGATACTGGATTGACAGAAGCCCAGCCGGATCCACACGTGCTCTTCGACCTCGCTCAAGTCCAACGCTTGCGGATCCTTGCCGGCCAGCGCGACAACCGACCGCAGCAGCGAGTTCATCTGCTGCATATCGCGCAGCTCCACCGCGACCAGCCATTGGTTGCGATAGCCGCTCACACAGCCCAGACGCCGCCCACCATAGCGTTGGGCGATGTCGTTGCAGGCTTCGAGCAATTCGTAGCGCGTCATTGTCAACAAATCTTTCATCATTACACCTCCGTGATTGGCCCGCCATCGTCAGCACCAGGGCGGCCACTCCCTGATGAACAGCGGCGCGCACACTCTGGTGCGCGCCGCTGTTTCGGCAAGTATTTCCCAGGAAATACTCAGAATAACCGCAGTTGCTCGTCGTCCTCATCGCTCTTGTGGTTTTTGTTCGTCCGCTGGGGCCAGTCAGGAGCGTCCTTCTTCCCCTCCCGCCACAGCGCCTCTGCCTCCGCCCGGTAGGGATCGTCCACGTCCCCCGGCGGCTCCAACCGGCAGCCCTCCGCCAGCCAGAAGTCCACCCCGCGCCCCAACCGCTTGCCCGGCCCGGTGTGGTGATCCAGCGCGTAATCGGGGATAGGCAGCTTCTCCCAAGTCATAAAGCGCTGGGTGATGGCGCGCTGGAAGTGGTCGGCCAGGCGCGTCTTCTCTGCCCGGCACAGAAAGAGAATCGTGTTCGCCAACACCAACCGCGCCGGGCCATTCTTACCGGCCTCCCGAAACTCGAAAAAGAGCCGCCGTTGCTCCGGCACCAGCAGCAAGGCCAGCGGGCTGGCAATCCCCACGTCCTCGTTGGTGATCGCCAGCAATCGCCGCCACAGGTACACCTCGTAGCGCGGGATCAGCTCCAACGCCCAGTAGAACGCCTGCGCCTCGTTGCCGCGCCGGATTTCCTTCTGCAACGCCGAGATGGCGTCAAACAGTGAATAACCGTGATGCTCCGTAAATGCCAGTCCCATACGTACCTCCTTCAGGTAGCTTGAATGTACTCACTCATTCCCCAGCCCTCACCGTACTCTTCGGCCTGGGCCGTCATATACGCATCGTCCTCAACGCAGTCGGCCAGTTGCCCGCCGCCGTGCTTCGCCGGCGGGCGGCTATCCTCCTCCCACTGACCTTCTACCAACACAGCGTGCAGCCGGTCAATGTTCAACGGGCTGCCGTCGAACCAGCCCTCCAACCCTTCCTGCCGCAGCGCGCGCAGGGCCGCCTGGAATTCGGCCTCCGGCACAAGCTCGAACGACCACCACCGTTCCAGTTGCAGGTAGAAGGTCTCCAGGGCCTCTGATGCGGCGCGGGCGGCCTCCTGCCAGGGCTTGATCGCCTTCCGCGACTGCAACCAGCGGATGCTGGACGCCGATTGCTCTCGGTTGACGTAATGCCCCTGGCGGCTGCCCTCCCAGTGCCAGCGCACCTCGACCAGGTATTGATACTGAACCAGCGCGATCAGTGCCTGATGGTTAGCAGCCTCCGCGTCTATCGGCACGCCGCTATCGAACCGCACCGGGATGTCCGCCCAGGGGCGACTATCACCGGCGAATCTGAATTGAAAATACGCCTTGTGTTTCATCCTTACACCTCCGTGATTGGCCTGCCATCGTCAGCACCGGGGCGGCCATTCCCCGGTGGACACCGGCGCGCGCTATCGGCGCGCCGGTGTTTCGGCAATATTTCCCAGGAAATACGCGCGGGTCACTCCGCCCATTTGAAGTGCAGTGTGGCTCCGGCGAACTCGATCTCCGCCATCGGGATCGCGTCGGGAGCGGATTGCTCGCAGTCCCGCAGCATCTGCCGCGCAAAGCGCAGCAAGTCGCCCACGTGATCTTGGACTATCGGACTGTTCGGCAGAGCGCGCCGCAACTTCTCCAGGTCGTCGCTACTGGTGAGGCGGCCCTTACGATCAAGCGGGAACGCGCGCTCCAGGTAGTAGCGCGCGCTTGGGTAGGTCATATCGGTGACGGTCGCTCCCATTTCACACCCCCTCGAAGCCCAACGCCCGCTCGCGCAGACTGACGTAGCGATTGCGCCCGATCACCAGGTGATCCAGCACGTCAATTTCCACCAGCTTCCCCGCATCCACGAGCCGCCGCGTCAGCGCTACGTCCTCCGGCGAGGGCGTGGGGTCGCCGCTGGGATGGTTGTGGGCCACGACGATCCCCGCGCACCGGCGCGCGATGGCGCCCTGAAAGACTTCGGCGATGCGCACCACCGAGGTGTTGAGCGTGCCTTTGTACAGCGTCTCCTGCTCGATCACCCGGTTGCGCGTGTCCAGGTAGAGGATGACGAAGTGCTCCTGGGTGGCCGGCCCCAGGGTGCCGAGGAGCAAGTGGGCCGCGTCGGCAGGACTGCGGATTTGATATTTCTCCTCCGGCGTTTCGGTCAGCACCCGCCGCCCCAACTCCAGGGCCGCCTTGATCCGCGCGGCCTGCGCCTTGCCCAGGCCCTTGACCTGGATGATTTCGGCGATGCTGGCCTGCGCCAGCCCATAGAGATCGCCGAAGCGTTCCAACAACGCGCGCGCGTGGGCGAAGGCGTCGCCGGTCTGCAAGAGGCTCGCCAGCAGTTCTACCCCAGACACGCTCTGCGCGCCCATTTCACACACCCGGTTAACCGGGCGTTCCTGCACCGGAAAATCGCGTACTAACATTTCATTCACCTCCGTGATATAATGAACTTGGCACGGTCGCTCACCTCCGTGAGCTGTGCCTTGAATAGCGGTGGGGCGCCATCCCCCCCGCTATTCGCTTTTTAAATCGAACAGGGGGTGCATAAAGCCCAGCGTCCCCTGCGTGTGACGCAGTTGCTCCGCCACCACCCCCTTGAACCACGTCCATGTGGGGCGCGGGTGATCGCGGTACTGGCGCAAAACGAGGCGCTGCCGGTTGGCATCCAGTCGCGCCTGCGCCAGGTAGAGCGCGAAGTCCGCCGGGAACTCCCCAATGCGCACCAGGTGTTGCAATTCCGGCACCAGCGTTTCCATCACGCCCTCCCTTGATCGGCCAGCGTTTCACCGGGGATGAGCGGGCTGGCACCCTGGGGAAACTGCACGATCTGGTGTTGCAGCAAACCCCGGTAGGCCGTCCCCACCACCGCCGCCGCTTCCTCATACCCGCCGTCCAGCAGATCGCGGATGTAGCGTTCGAGGGCCTGGGCCGTGGAGCGCGCCTTGCGCATCGCCGGCAAGTCGGCTACCACCGGAATGATGCGCTCCGGGCGGGCAGCCGCTTCAGCGTCGCGGGCATCCTGCACGGTGGTCATAAAGGCGGCCATATCGAACATCGCTTCCTGGGCCTGCTCTTCCAGCAGGCGGGCGCAGAGCTTGCGGAATTCCCGGATGCGCGGCGTGTCCACCTCGGCCAGGTAACGCAGGGCGATGCGCTGGCGGTTGACGTCCAGGTCGCGCAGGACGTAGGCATACTTGACGCCCATTTGCCCGGCCTTCACCAGGTCCTGGGCTTCGGGCACAATATCCAACAGCGCCAACCGCAGGCGCACCCGCCCCGCCGGGACGTTGGCTTCGCGCGCCAGGCGCTCCTCATCCCACCCGAATTGCGTCATCCGCTTGCGGTAGGCGCGGGCCTCTTCGATAGGGTTGAGTTCGGCGCGGTGGATGTTCTCCAGAAGCATGATGCCGCTGGCCTGCTCGTCGCTCAGGGAGCGCACCAACGCCGGGATGGTGACGCGCTGGAGCAGTTGGTGGGCGCGCCAGCGCCGTTCCCCGGCGACGATTTGATACCGGCCTCCCAACATCGGGCGGACAGTGATGGGCTGCGCCAGCCCGTGTTCGGCGATGCTGGCGGCCAGCTCGCGCAAGCCGGTCGGGTCGAACGCTTCCCGGTCGTTGTCGCCGGGGTCAATCAGCGCAACCGGCACTTCTGTAACTGTTTGCTGGGTCATACTCACCTCCGTGATTGTGATCGGCCTGCCATCGTCAGAGCGTGGGCGGCCGGCCCGCGCTAACCACCCTTGCGGGTGGTTTCGGCTTAGACCATCCCCAGTTCCAGCAGCCACGACCGGCAGCCGTGGGGACAGACGCCATCCGGTTCGACGGTGCAGCCATCGGTGGCCTCGGCGATGCCATCCATCAGCCACGCTTCCAGCGTCTCCATATCGGGCGCGTCGTGGTCTGAGAATCGCGCCGGGAGAGCGGCAGTCAGGCCCAGCAACTGCTCCGCCGCTCCCAGGACTGCGTCGGCCAGCCCATCGTCCATACTCAGGCTGACGCCGCGCTTGCCGGGATGCAGGTCGCCGTTCTGCCAGTAATGCCGGCGGATGTCCAGCCGCACCTGGCCGCGATAGACGCTGTGCTGCACCAGCAGGGGTTCGCGGGCTTGTTGGTCGAGTTCGACCACCTCGCCGTTGACCCGCCGCGCGGCGCGGAGGGCCTCTTCCGCCAGCCCGCCCACCGGCAGGCTGATCCCGCGCTGGGTGGGAAGCAGGTCGCTGCCCTGCCGGTAGTGGTAGCGGATGTCGAGCCGCTGCGCGCCTTTGTAGGTGGTCAACGCCACCACCAGGGGATTTTTCCCATTCTCATTGAAGACTACTTGCTGATCAGACATTTCCTCATACCTCCGTGATTGAATTCGGCCTGCCATCGTCAGCGGCGGGGCGGCCATTCCCCACCGGACGCTCCCACCAACGGGAGCGTTTCGGCTTCCTACTCACCCACCCCACGCGAAGCGTTCCAGGAGTTGCGCGCCGCTCTTCAGCACGTAGGGGTCGGCGCCCTCGATGTCGTGCAGCCAGCCCTTGACCTCGGCGTCCAGCAGCATTTCAGACTCGCGTTCGCCGTGCCCGCACTCCATCAATCCCATCATCATCAGCGACCAGGCTCCCTGGGCCGTCTGCGCCTGATCCCCTAGTCCTTCCGCGCCATAGTTGCTCAACGCCAACGCCAACGCCATCTGCTCCGTCCGTTCCTCGAATGTCATTTCACACCTCCGTGATTCTCTCAAACTAAATTGAATTAAATAGCAAAAAAAGAGAGTTGGGCCTGCCATCCTCAGCCCTGGGCGGCCAACCCCAGGGGACACCGGGAAGACCGGTGTTTCGGCTCACCAGATTAACGCCTGTTCCTATCCGCTCCCTCACTGTTCCTTGATTCGCACCGCTGGTTCGGTGTGGCGCTCGGTCCGCTCTCACACGTCCGAGGGTCTGACGCCGCCGGGTTCGCACCGTCGGGATGAATAGGATATGCACCTACTCGCAAACGCTGGGCACGCCGTCGCCGTGCTGCCGTCCCCCCAGGGTCTCTGGTCGCCAATGGGCAAGTGAGCCTCCCCGGAGTCGCGGTCGGGGTCTAGTATCCCTGCATTTGTTTTTGAGTGTTGTATGTGTTAAGGTTATTTATACTTTTATTGTCCTACTGTCAAACTATTTTGTACATAGGTAATTAGTCCTACACTTTAAATAGACTAATTTTGCCTTTTTGCTCTAACAAAAAGCGCGGGATGTCGTGTCTGCGACATCCCGCGCCTGTTGGGATATTTCCCAGGAAATACTTACGGCAGCCCGGCCCCGCTCTGCGCGAGGAGCCAGAGGATCGCCACGGCCAGGGCGGTGACGAAGACGGCCCCCATGATGGCCGCAAACCATTTCAAGCCCTTGAACCACGGGCGTATTTCGGCCATTTCGGCCACAATTGCCGCTACTTGCGCCAGTACCGGACGCGCCGCTGTAAACTCACTGGCACACGCTTCCAGGCGCGTCCGAAACTCCGGGTCGCCCTGCCGGTCTTCGACAGCATCCACGCGCGCTGTCAACTGGCGTAGGGTGGCATTTTGCACCGAAACCCCATCCAGGGCAGCCTGTGCCTGCCGTTCGAGTGCCACAAGACGCCCATTGACCTGCTGTTTGAATTCGCGCAAATCCGACCCAATTGCCGTCATGGCGGCTAACACCTCCGAAACTCGCAAGTTCAGCCCATCCACCGCCCGCCCGCGCTCTGTTGATTCCCGATTCTGCTCGCGCACCGACATCTCTAACTGGCGCGTGCTTTCCGTCAGCGCTTCGACCCGCGCCAACAGCCCCGGCAGCGGTTCGATGGAGCGGTCGATCCGCATGATGTAGTTCAGAATCATTTGCAGCGGATCGAGCGGCTGCGTGCCTTTAGCTTCCATTGGTCATCAGAGGCGGTTACTCTAAGGCGTCGTTCAACTCGCCCTCGACCAGCCACACGCGCTTACCGGGCTTGACGAGCACCAGGTAGGCGACCTCTTTGCCCAGGTAGCCCAGCACGGCGGTGCCGAGGATCGTCCACACGGGGGTGATGGCTGTCCAGACCTCGCCGGGCACGTAGAGCAAAAGCAGCCCGGCCAGGGCTGGCAGGCCCGCGCCGAGACCGAAGGACGCCCACCATTTGCCCTCCGAGGTGAGGGTCTGGAACCACTTGGCTTTGCGTTCCAGGAACGTGGTCAATGCGCCGATGAGCGGCGCGCCGCCCAGGGCCAGCCAGCCGAGGAACTCCTGCGGCGTGGGCACGCCGTCGCCCCAGGGCAAGGGCGTGGGGCCTGGGGGCGCAGTCGGGGTGGGCAGCGGGCTATCGCCCGGCCCCTGCGCCGCCACCGGCGCGGCCAGCGCCAGCAGAGCCGCCAACAACACGACAACTTTCAACCAGCTTATAGTTTTGAACTGCTTCACGTCAATCTCCTTTGGTGACAGATGGATACAACAAAAACCGGGGCTATCCTATGGAGGATAGCCCCGGAAATTTGGTCTCAGTCGGGCTTGAGTGCGGCCTGGGGTCAGACCCCGGCGCGCACCGGCTGCGGCGTGGGTTCGCGGAAAGTCTTTTCGCAGACTACGTGCAGTTGCTGCGGGTCGCCGTTTTTCAGCGGGACCTTGAAGACCACCTCGCCCCAGTGCTGCTCGCCCTTGAGTTTCTTCAGTTCTTCGCTGACGATTTTGACAATTTGCTCAGTCGCAATCATATCTCTATTATACGAACATTTGTTCAAATGGGCAAGGATTTAAGGATAGCATTTCATTAACACACCTTAAATTCAAAGCACGTCAAACCGCGCGATGGCCGCCTGCGCGATCTGGTGCAGGGCGCTCTGTGCCGGGTCGCTTGCGATTTGTTCGAGCTTTTTTAGGCCAGGCTTAATGCGCAACATCCCGATCATCACAATGGCCCGCTTTTTCACGGTTTCATCCTTGCGCCGGAAATAATTGCGCACAAACGGCCACAGGGGAGCGGCGTCTACTCCCTCCAGGCTCTTGACTAAGGTGTGTCCAATCCCTTCTACTACGTCAAATTTCTCTAGTTCACGAAATACGATTTTCGCAACATAGCGCCAAAAATAGTCGGCCAACTCCCGTTCCGGATCAATGTACGTGCGTAGGATTTGACCAATTTCTTCCCAGCGCTCTAATTGCACTAAGGCGTCCAGTGCTTTCTTGCGAATTCGCTCATCATCGTGTAATGCCCGGCCTTGTAAGGTGTGGGCAAAGACATTTTCTGACGCTTGTTGCCGTTCCGCCGCGTGTGTCATAAAGTAGTCAATCAATTCCTCGACCTCATACCAGGATTTGGCCTGAGAAAGTTGTTGTAGTTTTAAGGCGTAACTATATTCCGAGTTAATGGGCATTTGTTTGCCTTAGCCTTTCATAATCAGCATGGTCTCTACGTGTTTCTGTTTTTCACGCCGAATGGAGACAGGGGTGATGACTGGCAGCACAGCATGGGCATCGGCGAGGATGAACGAAGCTGGCGATGTGATCGCGGTCTATGGTTATAAGTCTACCTTACTACGCTATATTCCGGCATATCCATAAAAGTTCTCGGCGCCACTATTTCTTCAACATCCATATCGTAAAGTTCAGCATCTTGCCTAATTGACTCTATTTTGTCCTTAAGGTTGAATGTCCTCGCATGGGCCATCCTAAGCACTACACCATAAGGCCGGGCACAGATTACAATATTACCCTGTTCAATATCTGCCTGAGCTTCGCTTAATACATTTGTTCCCAATACAAACACTACGATCTTCGAGAAGTTTTGAGACTTACCACTTTTGCGTAGTTCTGCGGCATAACGCTGACCCTGTTGACATTCCTCTAGACCTATATTTGATCCACCCTTTTTTAACTCAACAACTAGAATTTTCCCATAGCCATTCACATCGCCAAGCTGAGTGTAACCATCACATGAATAGACGCCAATAGAAGCATCAGGAAGTGCAACTAAATCCGGTCTCCAACGTCGATTTTTAAGAGGTATCTGTGAAGTATCCTTAAACAAATCACGAATCACTGTTAGCAAAGAACTATTGCTTCTAAAATGTACTGATTCATATTCAGGTCCAAAAATCCATAATCCCTTTTCAAAGAGTGGATGAATTTGATGCAGTTCATCACTAGTTGGATCTTCCACCAAATCCTCTAAACGTTCTATAAGCCTCAAACGACGATCAAGTTCATCTAATACTAGACGTGCATCCTGCACCGACCACTGGCTCAGAATCTCGTCAAGCTCGTCGAGTTCAGATGGCTCAAGTCGCGACAATTTTTCAAGCAAAGAATATCCAGAGCGAGCCTGTTCCAGGTTAGCAAGCACACCCACGGTAGCGATCAAAATATTGTCTGGGACGAGTACTTCTTCTTGAATTCCATCTACTAATTGACCGATATAGCGACGCGAACTAACTGATAACTTACGGAGCTGCTCCCTATTTGCTTCAAGTGCGACGCGCTTACTTTGTTTGTAGTCTTCGCTCATTAGTGAGTGGATACGCCGGCGAATGTAAGAAAACACCTCGTTGCGCACAATTTGGTAACGGGTGGTTTCTTGAAAGCCACTCCAATCTTCCATAACATCATCGGCCAGCAGATCGGCTAAAACAACAAATGTATATCTGCGTGCCTCTACAGTTCGCCGATCAAGAGGATTTGCACGTTTATAATCCTCCCAAGAAAGCTCCCCCACCAGGCGATGATTGACCCACCATGCAATACCATGCAACAAGCTACTCTTGCTGGTTTTCTGAGTATCCACTTGGCTTACACTGATCTTACCCAAGTCAGGAATCACGATTTCATGGCTATCAATAAGATGTTCGAGGTTAGCCAGTTCTACTTGTACACCATTGATATGGACGGTGAAAGTTGGATCTGCGATGAATTTGGACCCTACCAAATCACGCGCCTCCTCAATCGGGATATGACTTCTAACAAGTGTCATCCTGACAATTGTACCATGTCCTTCTCGTGAGAAGGTTTCTTGATGCGTAACTTTATAAGGCGCTTGCGCAATAATACCAGCCGTGCGTTGTATTTCAAAACTATTGGCCTCTCCATTACACCAAGTCGTTACCATATAACGATTTGCGAAACAAAACGCGCTCAGCCGCCCTTTCCCATTCTTACCAAAGGCTTTTCGGTGACTTGGTTGATTACCAGGTGGAAAAACAACATCTTCACCTTGTACTTCCCTGCGATCATAGTTGAATTGTAGCCAACGTTGAGTAAATTGCTCTTTTGTCATCCCCGTGCCATCATCCTGGATCACAATGGGATTAGGTACGCTTTCTTCTGGCCAGGTGATTTCTACGGTGTCGGCGCCGGCATCCCAACAATTCGCCACCAATTCTATCAGTGCGATTTTTGGATCGCTAATCATTTTGCGCGCATAGTCTATTAAAAATCCTGGCGCAAAACTAGGTAAATATTCTTGTTGGTTTGACTCATGTTCTTCTGGCATAGATAGCCTCCTTGAATGTCCGAGCTATCACTTCCTTGACAACAAATCAACACCTCACCAACCAGCGTAAAGTCTAGCTGGCATAAACCGCTAAACGCTGCGTATTTGCAATTTCAAGCAAAGCTAATGCAACGTCCTCAGCCTTGTCCAGTGGGATGTAATTACAAACACTCCAATCCCCTACATCCATAATCACTTTTCCCTTAGCCTTGCCCTGAACCTGCGCGATTCGACGAAACAAGCTATCTATTGCGATTAAGCCTTCTTCCGATAAATTGTATGAGGTAGTGTAGGTATCCAATTCGCACTGGCATGTTTCCGACCATTGCTTACTCACTTTGACAAACGGTCTCTCTTGACTAACACACCACACATAATAAGCAGTGGCTACAATTTCTTCAGCCTTTCCTGAAATATAGACCCACCCCTTATCAATAGCTTGCTGCAATTTGCTATACCCTGCCTCTGAGAACTTAAATTCCACACAATCTTTGCTTAATCTGACGCTTCGTTGATTTCGCAGGCTATAATGAAGTGAACCCACATACTGTATATCAATCTGAAACGTTGGCATATTCGTCTCCTATTTCTAAAAATGGCGTTGTTTTAACTCTGCTCTCCAAGAACTAACGCCTTCACCCGCCCCTTCGCTTCGTCGAGCAGGTGGCGGGCTTCTTGGCGAGCTGTGTGTGCATCTACAACAAGTTGACGGATGTGTTGTTGTATAGCGACTGGAGCTTTCCAAATGACGTAATCACTGACGGTATCAGGGCGAAGTTCGATTTGACCAGAGGAACCAGTCCAGCCACGTTCGGTTTGGAGTTGGCCGGGTAAGGCATTTAGGTAAAGGCCCAGGTAAACAGGATCAAGACCAGGTTTTGGACGAATGATGGAGACATGACCATCTACGATGGCAGAAGTATCCTCAAGCATAGTCTGGCAACGCCCAATGGTGATGTAACCAGTAGAGTTTAAGAGTATGTCATACTGTTTGACCTGAGCGCGCTTATGAGAAGCTTTAGCTTTGACGAAATCCCAGGTGGTAGCACGGTTATCTTCCAATTCGATATGAGTTTTGCCAACATGTTGGCTGTTGATAACGGGAACATTGCCATCTTCAACATAGTCTGGCTGCACACCACGCTTAATGTCGTGTAGAACCCAGTCCCCTAAGCGAACGGCTTGCCCAGTAGCATTGACACGCCTGATGAGGTTTGCGTACCTCGGCTGAAAATACTCCGCATCGAACCGCCCCGCCGCCCGCGCCGCGCCGAACGTCGCCGTGTACGTCGTCTGTGGCGCCAGCGCCGCCGCGCCCGCTCCAGCTTCCAGCCCCAGCTCCCGCAGCAGTAACGCTTCCGCTTCCGCGTAGAGGGTGTGAGACTTCACACGCAATTCTTGAGCTTTGAGACTGCACATAACAATCTCACCCTGTATTTGGTCATTCACACAAGGGATCGGTATGCGTGCAATGTCACTGGGATAAATCTCTATTTGTCCTGAAGAACCCCTTTGCCTACGTTCAATAAGAGCCAAACCGGTTTTGGTCTGCAAAAAAGTGGTAATATACAACGGGTGTAATTTTTGTACTTCTCGAACAAGTGTAATGTGACCATCCGCAAAATACGGTGAATCTTTGTGATTATAGGTTACTCGCCCCAGCGTACCTACACCTGTTGAAGTAATTAAAATATCCCCTTTAAAAACTTGCCCTCTCGAATTCGCTTTGTAGAATTCCAAGCTTACGAATTCTTGTCTCGTATCTGAAAGCCCTTCTTCACGAATATTGACTGTTCGCAACGCAGGAATAGCTCCCTCTTCGCTATATTCTGGTTGAATACCTCGTCTAATGTAACCTGCAATGTCCCCTAACAGAACATACTTACCATTCCGTACATGACCTTCTACTTCCAAAACATTGGGATGAAAATGCTCCGAGTCCAAACGCTCCGCTTGTTGAACCTCTGATAGAGGAATAACGCTCCATACCGCCATTGTTATTTCTCCTTTGCGAAGTCAAAACCCTGTTCCTGGGCAAAGGCAAGGAAGCCCTCCGCGATGGTGGGGTAGTCTGGCAAGTAGGACGAGATACGGGCATGGTTGGCGCGGTGAACCTCGCACTTTGTAGAGTCGGCATGGTCACGTTCCAATACTTTAGCAAGTTGCGCGTCCAGAACGCGGCGGTTGGAGTAGAGGTCATGATCCACGATGGGGTGTCCAAAGAGATCGAGCAGTGGCGTTCCATCGGCGTCTTTGAGGTAAATGTAATTGCCTGAGTTGTCTTTGCCTGGGTGTTGGCTGGTGGCGAAGAAGATCGGGTAATCGTCAACTTTGGGACATAGCACTCCAGCTTTGGGGTCATCGTTCCACTTCTGCAAAAAGAGGATGCTGGTCTTGGTGCCCGTGTGCGGTTTGAAGGTGTTTACATCCAATCCCACCACAGCCAGGATACGGCAGCGCTCGGCGATGAATGCGCGCACGCGGGCGTCGCTGATGTTGTTGAAGCGGCCCTGCGGCAGCACAATCGCCATCCGTCCACCTGGCTTGAGAAATTCCAGGTTGCGCTCGATAAAGAGCAGGTCGCGCCCGACTTTAGACTCCCACTTGCCATCTTCTTTGCGGGCCAGATCATACTGGTGCAGCAGGCGCGTTTCTTTGATGTCGCCGGCGAATGGCGGGTTGGTGAGCACCACGTCAAAATCGAAATAGCGGAAGTTCTGTTGGTTCCAGGCGTCGCGGTCGGCATCGTCGAGGAAACGGTGCAGGCGATCACGCAGCCCCACGCGGGCGGCTTCGTCCCAGGTGCGCGGGTCAAGCGTGTTGACGCGGTAGACGTGTGTGCGCCCATCGCCGGCGATCAAGTTGATGGCTTGCGCGATCTTGACGCTGCGGGCGTCGAAGTCCAGAGCGTAGACCTTCTCCCCAGCGTAAGAGCTTTGCCAGGATTCAGGGCGGCGGGCGGTGAGTTCGCCTTTCCAAACGTGGAAAATACCGTGGATCGTAAAGCCGCAGCTTCCAGCAGCGGTGTCTATCAGGTACTCTCCCCACTGCGGGTTTAGCATCTTGACGGACATGTCAATGGCGGGACGCGGGGTGAAATACTGCCCTTTGGCCCCCTTCGCTACTTGCGTTACCAGATACTCGAAGGCTTCATCAATCACCTGAAGGTTGGAGTTGAAGAGCTTGATGTCCTGCAAGAAGGAGACGCAGACGGCCAGGTGCGCGGGCGACAGGTCAATCTTATCATCTCCCAAAAAGACGCCGGGCCATTGCCCTTTGGCTTTTTGGAACAGGCCGTTGATTTTGTCGTAGAGTTGGCGATTTGTTTCCCCAGAAGCGCGGAAATGCACCAGGCGCCCGCCGCGCGTCGGTGGGGCATTTTCGGCTTGCCACTCGTCGTACAGTTTGGCGTAGATGAGCTTGAAGACTTCATCGAAGGCATCCACGCCCGCGTTCGCCAGCACCAGGTCTTCCAAATCTTCGATGATACTTTTAAGGGTGAGGCGTTCCGTCACCAGGCGATTTCGGGTCGTCAGTTCGTCAATCGTCACCTGTTCGTTGATCACTTCGGTCAACGTTTGGTGCGCGGTAGGCAAAGCTGAAATGCGGCGGTAAAGGTTCGGGTCTTCGCGGTGAAGAATCTCAATCTCGCCGCCGTTGGTCCAGACTGCGATGGGCGCGCCCTCGGCGTTGCAGTATGATTTCAACTGCTCGATGCCGTCCTGGCGTTTGGGCTTTTTCACTTCGACGATGATGTAAACCGATTCGTGGTCGTCCACGTCGTAGATCACAATGTCGGCGCGTTTCTTCGCCACCGCCGATCCGAAGTAGACTGCACGCTCCACGGCCACTCTTTCGGCGGGGTAGTGGTAGGTGTGTAGCAGGCGATACAGAAACAACTGCCGTACCACTTCTTCTGGCTTCGCTGGACGCTCTGTTCCATCCGCAAAATCCTTCAGATATGGCTTGCCACGCTTATCAAAGATGTCTAGCGCCGCGATCTCCTCCGATGTAAAAATATCCAGTGCATACTCAGATTGCTTTAGAATGTCGGTAAGTGTGTACGTTGACATACGCTCCCCTTATCAAAAATACCAGGCGCCAAAGATTACGAGTGCCCCAACTATAAAGTAAGCCACCCGTTTTTGAATTCGACTAAATCCCTTCATAAACTTAAAATCTTTGCCAGCTTTTAGCAGCAAATCCCAATCGGACACAGCCCCGATAATAGCTATAGCCCCCGCGAGTGTGAAGATCAGACGAACCGTCATAGCTACTCTCCTAAACGAAAATCGCCCCTGGCGTCAGCTTTCATTGACGCGCAGGGGCGGAGTGTGTTATACTACTTCCACCTCGGCGGTCAGAACGCCGTTGGCCGTTGCCCCGGACTGGTTCAGAGTCGCGGGGCGTTTTATTTTTTTGCACTCCACCTAGTATAAGACAACTCCCCAAAGACGCAAAAAGCCCGCTGCTCAATCGCAGCGGGCCATTATTTCCCAGGAAATAATTCCCCTATCCGGTAATCCCTACACTTCGCGCGCTCCCCGTCACCAGGTCAAAGTACGTCGCGTACACGTCCAAATCCCTACCGACCAACAGCCGATACACATACGACGACGCCCAGCCCGCCGTCATCTGATTCACCATCAGACTTTGCGCATCGCGGACCGCCAACTCCGCACAACTCTCCCCCTCTCCCCCTCTCTCCCTCTCCCCCTCCAATAACTCCGGCGCCTGCACGCTCGGCAACGGCAGCCCACCGCAAAAACCGAGCGCGATCTCCGGCGCGGTCAGATCGGCGCGATTCCCCAGGAGCACCTGCCCGGCGTGCTCGTGATTGCCGCAGTCCAGCCACCACGTCGCGCCGCCCATCACCGTGGCCGCCGTCTGCAACTCGCGCCGCGCCGCCGCGTTATCCACCGCGCCAATCAGCAGCCGGAACGCGACGCTCCCGGTCGTCATACTCGGCTCGAAGGGCGCACAGACCGCCTGGATGTCCAGGCCGAAGGCCGCATTGTAGCGCCGCATCAGCGTGTGCGCCTTGTGCTCCCCGATCTCCGCCGGGCAGAAGTTTTGCCGCCCGATGTTCTTGGCCTCCACGCGGTCGGGATCAACGAAGACCAGGCGCACGTCTTTGCCGTACTGCTCGCGCAGGTGATACGCCAGCCGCGCCAGGTGCAGCGCCAGGAAGCTGCCCGTCCCGCCGCAGCCCACCAGGGTGATCGGGAACTGCTCCGGGTCTCCGATCTGGATACGATAGCGCTTTTCGTGGGTGAGGGTAATCATAGCGTCATCCCCACCTGGCGCGTGATTTCATAGCCCGCCCGTGCCAACGTCCCAATGTTCTGCAAAATCTGATCCCGCACCGGATACATCGCACCGCCCACTGCGTGACGCACCGGCAGGCGTTCGGCGGCCTCCACCGCGTCCACAATCGCCGCGAAAATCTGCGGCACGTCCACCGGATACAGGGCCACCGCCGGCGCGCGCGGCGTCTCGTCGCCATCCAGGAATGGGGCGAAGAACTGCTTCATCAGCTCACCACAACCTCTCCCAAATCCATAGATATACCGCTCTGCGCGCAGCCATGCTACGAACATCACTGCCATATCCTCAAGGGTGAACATCCCCGTGCGCAACGGACGGTATTTACCATCGGTATAGCGCTGCATGTGCCCATCATCCAACCGGCATAACGCTCTCAGAATTGCCGTAGCGCCCATGCCAAACGTCCGCCGCTCCTGCATCGTCCATTCCTCAGTGAAATACTGGTTGCGCTCTGGATAATCCAACCACTTCGCATCCACAGCGCGCCATCCATCCCCAAACATTTCTACCACGGTTTTCATAGCTCCTCCGCCTTGATCGGCCAGAAATCTCCATACACCCCCACGCGCAGCCGGATTTCCGGTTGGGTGAAGATGCGCCCGATCACGCCGTAAATCCTGAAACCCTGCTCGTCGGCGTTATCGGTGCCGCTGAAAAACGCCGCCATCTGGCAATGACTGTGTACGTCCATTACCACGTCGGCCCCGGCGCCGCCCTGGTAGGCCAGATGTCCGGCAGTGCCAACCTGCGCCGGCGATTCGACGCTGACGCCATGGCCGTTGACGCGCACGTGGTACATCGCCTCGCGCGGCGTCTCCCAGGCCACGCGGCGCGCATCGGCCAGGATGTGCTCCCATAATTGCGGCTGAATGTCCACCCGCAGCGCGACCTCCGGCGTCAACGGCGGCAACCCGGCCACCCGCCCCGGCGCGACCGGGATCAGCGCGCGCAAGTAGGCCGATTCGGCCAGCTTGAAGACGCCATTCCCGGCCAGGAGATAAGCGTAGCTCTTGCCCGGCGGCACGGTCGGCGCGCTGCCCTGATAGATCGTGTACGCCGCCGGCGAGATTATAGCGCCCATAATTGCCCTACCTGCATTTTTGCCGGAAGCAATTCGCCCTCCGGGAATTCCGGCTGACCAGCCAGCGTCGCCCACAGGCCGCGCACGTCGTCGTCATACGATTTGCAGCGCCCGCCGCGCAAGTGATCGCTGAAGGCGCTCTCGACCATAAACAACTTAAGCGCCGCGTGAACCGTGCGCAGCGTGCAGGCCGGGAAAGCCGCGCTCCCCTTACAAATCCGCCCATCTCTGAAGACGTTGGGCAATGGCGCGTGGAACAAGCCCTCACTCGCGTCCACCGGGCGATGCTTGACGGCGAAGACGCGATATTCGCCACCGGCGCCGCAAAATACCAGACCCGGCAGGGGCACACTCTCAAACACGGTATCTTCGTGATCCCGCAACGTCCACGCCTGCGGCGCGACGTACAGCCCCACCTGCTCGCCGCCCGTTTTGCGATACCACAGGCAATCCGGCGGCAGAATGCCAGTCACGAGCGGCAGATCGGCAAACGCAGCCCCCACATCTAGCGGCGAGACCTCGTAAGTGGAGGCGCGCCCGTCGTCCAGGTAGCGCGTCCACAGCAGCGCTTCGTCGTACACGTCCAGCCGCCCGCGTAGTTTCTGGTAATCCTGCGCGGGATTCAGGCCGTAGCGCGCCACGTCCAGCGCGCTATGCACCTGCGTCAAAGTCGTCATCGTCGTCATCGTCATTCTCCTCGGGCAGCGCCAATTCCAGCGCCGCACAGAGCGTCTTAATCACCATGCCTTCCGCGCCCGGTGTGGTGATATACCAATCCTGGTAGGCATGCCACGCCTGCGCTTCCGGGGCCACCTCTGCCCACTCGTCTGCCAATCGGCGCAAGTCATGCGGCGACCAGCCATAGTCACTTTCCTCTCCCCAAAAAACACCATATTCCCCTATCCAACTGCCGGGCAGCGTGTCTATAAACGTATTGCCGGACTGCCGCGCCAGACGGCGATAGCCGGCGGCCAGGCCGGTGAAGGGGGCGGGTAAGGCTTGCAACGCCGCCAGGATCAGCGGATACCCCCACGCGCTCTCAAGTAAGTCATGGTCGGTCAGCCACTCACCAACCTCATCGTCCGTCTCGATGAGGCGGTCGCCCAGCTCGCCGACATCGTTGATACCGGCAAACGGTATCAACGAGCGATACGTCAGCGCGTACAACGCCTCGATACCGGCCGGCAGGTTGCCCATCCCGCATACCTCCCAGGGGATGCCGGCGGCGTCAAAGCACACCGCCCCCAGCAAGACCGACTCTTCGGCGCTATAGAGCATCTGGTTGATGTACTCCAAATCGAGCGGGAACAAATGGCGCTCGACGTTGGCGAGCAGCCAATCCTCACACTCCAACGCCCCCAGTAACGGTGTTTCCGGCGCGTCGAACACGTCGGCGAACGCGCGGCGCAAGGCGCGGACAATCAGCCGCACTTCTGGATCGCCGCACGCCTCGGCCAGCGCGCCGTAGCGCGGCAGCCGGAAGCGGCGAAACAGGCGCTCGACCGCCCCGAAATTTAGAAGCCCACCGGCGGCTGTGGGGCCGGTATGGGTTGCCATTGCTGCACACATCGTTCCTTAAACCTCCCAGAAATACCGGCATATTGCGCCAGGGCCGCCTGCGCCTGCTCACAGGCCGCGAATAGCTCGGCGTCGTTGGCGACGGAGAGCGGGCAATCGTCCAGCGTCTCCCCGTCCCACTCCAACAGCCACAGGACCAGCGCCACCGCCGGCAAGTCCACCGGCGGCAGCGCGTCCAGCCGCGTCAGCACGTCACGCGGGGTCATCGTCTCCATCCTGTATTGGCAGCTCGCCGGCGGCGTGGAGGTCAGACAGCAAGTCTCCCCCGCTCCCTCTCTCCCCCTCTCCCTCTCGGCCCTTCGTTCCCGCCCGTTTCACGAACGTGACGACGGTATCCTCCCCGCTCTTTTTCTCTTCCACCGTGCAATTGGCAATCTCCGGGAAATACTGCGTCAATTGGCGCTTGACCTCTTCCGTCGTGAATTCCCCGGCCTCGTCCTTGTACTCATAATCGTTGTACTTGTAGATTTTCATCGCTCGCTCCTCACTCCTAATTCCTCACTCCTCACTCTGCATCTCCGGGAAATGCGCGTGCAGCGCTTCCCCGATCAAGACCCCGATGTCGCCAAACGCCCCCGACCGCAGCACCGCCGGCCCGGCCCCCTCGTTGCCGATGGAGACCAGCACCCGCCGCGCGTCGAACCCATCGCCGTTGCTGGGGGGCATAATCCGCGCCGTCAACACGACCACCGGCGCGGGCTTCGTCAACGTCGGCGCCGGGAGGCTGGCCGACGTATAGACCACCTTCGCCTGGGGCGCGGGCAGTGTCGGGCGCGCCGCCGCTGCTTCTGCCTGCGCCTGGGCCACGTAACCCGCGCCGAAGCCGTCGCCCTCCTCGTCCTCACCGGACGTAAAGCCGGTGGCCGGGTCGCCACGTTCGACGGTTTCTGCGTATGCCGGCGGCGGCCCAGCCGGGAAATACTCCGCCGCCTCATCCCGGCGTAACGACTTTGGATCGCTCGGCGTGGGATGATAAACTTCCGGCGCTGGGGACACACTCTTAGCCGAGCACGGGTGCAACTGCGCGCGCGCAGCACATTCAGGACAGATGTAGACAGTACCGGCCTGCAACCACTCCCCAGTTTGGGTAGTGAAGTCGCGCGGAGTGCGGTGGCAGCCGCTACACTGCGCCCACCCGCTGGGTGACGCGACCGCTTCCCACCCGCGCGCCTGCTGCTCGTTGTACACGCGGGCAGCCATTCCCGGCCCGCGCACCTGGTGCTTGTACGCCTTCTGCTTGGCGTGGTAACATACCAGGTTAGTGCAACGCTCGTCCCGACCCACTCTAACCCGCCGGGGACAACCGGCGCAGGCGCGCTCCGTCTCACTGAGGCCCTCCGGCGCCCATTCATCCGCCCACGGCGCATCCGCGAGTGAATACGTATTTTGCTCCAGATACCCGGCCACAGCGCGTTCCACCACAGTCACCGGGGGCGATTCGCTGCCGTCCCCACGCAGGACCGTCAGATACACCTCCAACCGCGCCTCAATATCCACCAGCGGCAACAGCGCGCGCCCGTGACGCCCGGTGATTTCGCCATCGCGGATCATTCCCCGCACCTTGTCCGGCAGGCGCAGCAGCCGCAGCAAGTTTGCCACCGCGCTCTGGCTGAGACCCCACCGTTGGCCCACCTCGGCCTGCGTCCAACCAAAAGTGTGCAAAGCCTTTTCGATGGCGACGGCGCGTTCGATGTCGGATATATCCTGACGTTTCTCGTTCTCTTCCCAGGCGATGCTCGCCATCGTCTCGTCGTCGAGCACGGCCAGATTGACCGGAAAAGTCTTGAAATCGTTGGCGTCGCCAGCGGAAAGCGCGAGTTGCTGGAAGGCGCGTTTGCGCCGGTGGCCGTAGGCCAATTCCACGCGCGCCGGCGTCTCGGCCAGGAAGGCCGTCACATCGCGCGGCAGCGGATCCACCACCCGTCCATCCAGCACCAAGCGCGCCAACGGCACCTGTAGCAACCCGGAAGTCTCCGGGAGGGTCGCCATCATGCCCGTGAAACTGGCCTTCAGGTCGGTCAGATCGCCGTAATTGAGGCGGCTCTGGTGGGGGTTGTCATCCACTCGGTCTAATTGCACTCTAATCATCGTCATCCACTCCTTCGTTGTTACCTTCCCAGGACTATTTCCCAGGAAATACTCAGCCAGCCCCCCGGATGGGGAGCGCGTCAAGACAACGCGCTCCCCGGCCGACACGGGGTTAATCGCGCACTTGCGTGCGCAGCCACTTCATTGCGGTTTCCCAATCCCCCGACGCTTGCGCGGCCTTGATCTCCGGCGCCGTCTTCAAGCGATCGGCATTGGGGAGCTTGCCCTGCGCCTTCATGGCGTAGAACTGCGTCCAGAAAGCGGTGCTATCGGTCGCTTTGGAGGGCGTAGGCGGTTCTGGTGCGGTTTTTGGTGTCGGTGGCGTGTTCGTCGCCGGCGTATCCTCACGCGGGAAGAATTCGTCCAACACAGCGCCCGGCGCCGGCTCATCGGCGGGATCCGCCTCCTGCGCCTCAGCCAGCCGATATTCCACGTTTGCCACCCATAACGCCGTCACTTCCTCGGCGTTCTGCGGGTGCAATTCGGCCTTCAGCTTGTCGTAGGCATTGCGCGCGTGTTGTAGCGCCTGGAACGCGCCCTGCTCAAAGCCCCAGGCAATCGCGTCCTCATCGGTCTTAAAAGTCGCCGGGACCTGCTGTTCGATGGCGTCGCGCTCTTGTTGCGACAAGCCATCGTACACCGCCGCCTCGATCTTTTCAGGCATCCCGGCCCACGTGCCGGTCTCATCCCAGAGCACCGGCGCGGCGGGGTAGGCCCGTCCCCGACGCGCCCACGTGACTTTGATGCCCCGGCGCGCGTCTTCCTGCACGACCTCCAACTTCAAGTTCAGGCTGCGCAGCAAACGCGCGCGCTCGGTGCGGCTGATCGTGGCCGCCGTCTGCTGGTTAGCCTGGGCGTCGCGCCCCTCCTGGAGGTGGTAAATCCACAACACGTCACAACCCCACTTGGTGGCGCTGTCTTGCAGCAAGCGCATCGTCAGGGCCTTGTCCTTGAAAGCCGCCATCTTGTTCTTGTTGCGGCCGGCGTCGTTGTCAATAACCGCTTTAGTCACCAGGGGCGCGATGATCGTGGTCAGGCTGTCCACCACAATCGTCTTGATCCCGGAGCCGGGCATATTCTCTTCGAGCAGTTGCGCCACCCGCTCCGGGTCTGTATTGTCGACGGCCACGGCGCTCAGGGCGTACACGGGCTGCCCGGTCAATCCCAACACCTCGCCAAAGCGCTGATCCGCGTCAATCGCCAACAGCGGCCCGCGCATCTGGGTAGCAAAGGTGCTTTTCCCGCTGCCGGGAAAGCCCACCAGCGCCCACAGGCGCGGGGGGTACTTCAGTGGTTCCATCTTCTTGAAAGGCATTGCGTTCCTCCTATAGGTCAAAAGCCAGATCAACCTGACCCGGAGGCAGGTTGAAGTCCTCCGGGATGTAAAACGTCCCATTGACGATCTCCTGCCGCGCGCGCTTCACTTCCTCCGCTGTGCGCACCGGCGTCGGGCGTCCCGGCCAGGCGCGATACCAACGCGCGCCGTAATTGCGGATCGTCCAGCCTACCGCGCGCATTTTGTCCAGGGCGTCCGCGATGTTTACCGGCTTGTTGTGCGTCACGATCTCGTGGCGCGGATAGTGCGATACGGTGATCCACATCTCGCCCGCTTTGCGGATGTCCACGTACTGCACCAGGTCCAGCGGCGCCAGACGCGAATCGTTGCCAGAGGCCGCGAAGCGCGCCCAATCACGGCGGGCCATCTCATACAGGTAGGTGCGCACGCGCGCCTCCCCCACCCTGGCCGCGTTAGACAGCAAACGGGCATAGTCTTCGGGCGTATCGCCGAGACGATAGCTCAACTCCGGGATGCCCTTGCGATATATATCTGCGGCCTCCTGCCACGCCTGGCAAGCAGCACTGGATTCGCGCAGCTCCACCGGGACGCGATAGACAGTTTGTTCTTCAGCTAAAATTTCCATATTCACCTCGCTTGACGCCCCAGGTGGATGGGGTTACAATGCCTTTGGGTGCATAGCATGTAACCCCACCCGAACCTGGGCTGTGACCGCAGCCCAGGTTCACTTCCAACTACCGGAGGCCGCGCGGGCTTGCAGCGCGGCCTCTAGCGTTCCTAGCACCTGCGCAAAATTCGGTGCGTGCTCCTTCTCCCCGGCGGCGGTCTCCAGCCGCTGCAACAGCGTCACGACGTACCCACTCCATAACGTCACTGGCGTGAGGGCGATCACGTCGCCGCAGGTCTGGCATACCTCCGTCACATAAGGGGCGCGGGCGCGCGACGACATCTGGCGCGCGCGGTGCAGCACCTGGGCCAACAAGGGCACTCCCGCCGGCGTTTCCACCACGTGCGGGCCTTCATCCACAATTCTCTTCGGCATCGTATTCCTCCTGTAAACAGTCTTGGGGAGCGCTCGCGCACTCCAATTCGGCGGCCAACTGGTCGGTCAGCGCGCGCACCTCGGCGAGCTCCTGCCGCACCTCGTCCAGCATCACGGCCAGGATGTCGCGCGTCAGGCAAGCCGCGCGCAACTGCGCCCGCAAAGCAACCAAGTCACCTTTGGTTAAAATAGCAATGTTCAACATACTACACCTCCAATGTGCCCACGATCTTGCCTTGCGGCGTCCACGCGCCGGGCAGCGCCACCGCTACGGCGGACAATTCCGCGAGGGTGATCGGGACTGGCGCGCCCTCGCGCAACTCCACAAAACACGTGCCGCGCGTCGCACTCACCAGCCGCACACAGCGCGGGAAAGGCTCGCAGAACGTAGCACAAACGTTCCAGCTGTAGGGGCGCGTATCAAATGCCACTGTGCCGAATTTCGCCCAACTCCGGGCTTCCTGGTAGGTCATCCCGGCAGGACGCGGCCGCCCGGCATCAATGGCGATGTAGAACCGCCCGCCACGGCAGGTGATGAATTCCAGGCAGTCGCGTTTAGGGGCCGCATTATCCTGGGGCGCCTTTTGCAGCATCACCGGGCCAGTGGTCGGCCAGATTGCGGGGAAGCTGTAACCGCTCATCCCATCACTTCCACAGCTTGGACTCGCAGGGCTGGGACTTCCGCCCCTTGAGCAGAATCAGCACGCCGGTGCGGGCGATAGTCAGCCGGCGGCGAATCTTCACGCCCTCTGCCAAAACCGGCTGAGTCCCAAAACGATCCATTAACTCTCGGTGAATCCAGCGATTCGCAGCGATGGGGTCGCTGTTCTGATCGTGGGTCTCATAAAACTTCGCGCACCGCTCCCGATACTGCGGGAGCAATGTCTCCAACGTCGCCAACATTTGTACACTCTCTGCCTTCGTCATCATCGCCTCCTATAGGTTGAAATAGAAAAGCCCCCCGCCAGCAAGCTGCGACGGGGGGCCTCAATTCTCGTGATATAATGAGGTTAACCTGTCCGCCAATGCGCTGGTGGTCGGGCTAGAACGGCGGGATGGGCGGCAACCCTCCCGTCGTTCGCTTGTTTAATTCTGTTAAGGTTGCGTAACAATTTACGCAACTACCCTGATTATAAGCCCACTTTCGATCTTGTCAATATAGAACTTGTGTTCTGTTGAGAAATTGGGGGGCAGATTATTTCCTGGGAAATAATGGGGATGAGTACACAACAAACGAGGCCGTGCCGGGCGTACTCCGGAGCGGCCTCTGATATATTTGCGATTTACTGTGGTCAGATTATAATGGGTAGAACAAATGAGCGAATAAAAATAAAAAGCCCGCTTGGGCAAGCGGGCGGCGGAAAGCAATGATCTGACGGATCATGAGTGCTTTGTATGTATGATAACATACAAGCACCTCATGTCAAGCATTGCATCTAGCCGCCCTGGTGGGCGGCTTTTTTGTTGGTTAGCGAGAATAGAGCAGGCGGGCCGACTCGTCATCTCGTTGGGCCATTGGCAAACGCGAGCACGTTTGCCAATGAGCCGAGCGGAAAGGAGGCAAAAGATGAGAAGACGAGTACGCCCAGTCAAGTTGACTTTGAAAGTGCGCTGCGCCTGTGGTCGGAGCTTCACGTTGCGACCCGGGCAAGCACGGCGTTGCGTTTGCGGACAAACCTATCGCGCTTAAGGCGTGATACCCGTAGTTAGTAGCTGAGTCGGCTCGCCTGTTCTATTCTCGCTAAATTATAACATCGTTTGGCTTTAACGCGCTTATTTTCTGGGGAATAAGCGCGGGGTGGGGCAATTGCTAGAACATTTGTTTTTGTGGTATAAAATCAGTTAACGTGGTAGCGGCTTTTCAAGCGGCGCAATTCCCAATTGCGCCGCTTTTTACGGGAATCCTATTCACAAATCGCCCTTTCTACAGTACCCTTGAAGCATGAAAACTTTACTCTGTTACGTCCGGCGCTCGTATATGCCCGATGAAAATGCCAGCGTGTCCCCCGAACAACAACAGGTGGCCGTGCAGGCGCTCGTCGCGGCGCTGGGCTTCGCCTGTGAATGGTACGTAGACGCGGAGGGCCATCGCAGCGGCCTCTCCGAAGAAGGCCGCCCGGAGTGGTTGCGGCTCAAGACGCAACTGGCGCGCGCGGACGTGGCCGGCATCGCCGCTTACGATCTGAGCCGCGTCTATCGCAATACGCGCGAATTCCTGGAGTTCGTAGACGAACTGGAGCAGTTGGAGAAGCGCATCGTGCTGGTTCACGACCTGGTAGACACGGGCACCGCCGGTGGGCGGATGCTGGCGACGGTGTTGGTTTCAATGTACGAGATGGAAGCGCGCAAAACCTCAGAGCGCGTCACGGCCAACATCGCCTACAAACGCCACAGCATCGGGCAACACTGGGGGCCAATTCCCTTCGGCTGCCAGCGCGAAAAAGGCATCCTATCACCCGATCCCGAAACGCTGTATCTGCCCCACCCGCAGACCGGAGAACCCGTCGCGCGAGCCTACCACGGCGCGCTGGCGCGCGCTTACGAGTTGTTTGCCACCGGCGAGTATACCTATGACGCCCTTGCCGCCGCCCTCAATGCCGAGGGGTGGTGCTTCAAGACCCGCCAGGGCGCGCCCCGCGCCTGGACGGTGGACGATGCGCGCCGGGTGATGGCCGCCTGGCAACTCTACGCCGGCGATCTCCCCCTGGGCCGCCTGAAGGATGGCCCCACCGAAGTCCTCAAAGGCGCGCACGATCCCCTGCTTGATCCGGGCCTTTGCGCGACAGTAGGGGCCGAAGTGCAGCGCCGCGCGCGCACTTACCCCCACAAGGGACCTAATCACGCCTATCTATTGACCGGCGTGCTGGCCTGCGCGGAATGTGGTAAGCCCTTGGTCGGCAGCGCGCAAGATGGCCGCCACGTCTATCGCCACCACGCACGCTGCAAACGCCCCGCGTGGATTGATGCCGACGACTTTGATCAGTGCTTCGTGGCATGGTGTGAACAACTCGATTCACCGGCCATCCTTCCTGCAATTTACGAGGCCCTGGATGCCCTGGCTCCCACAGCCGCACAGGAGCGTAAAACCGTCATGCGCCTTGAAAAACGTCTGCAACGGCTGGCAGCGGCTTATCTGGCCGGACGTGTCTCTGAGTCGCAATATCAGGCACAAGTGGCACAGCTCGAACACGATCTGGCTACCGCGCGCGCCGCCATACCTGCCGACATCGCCGCCATCCTCGCCACGGTCAACCAGTTCAAAGACCTGCTTTCAGGATTACCGCTCATTACCCGCAAAGAGCAGCGCAACGTCATGCGCTCGCTCTTTGTGCGCGTGGAAGTTTCTGGTAATCCACTAGCTGACGGTCACATCGCGCGCATCGTCCCTGCTGAATGGCTAGAACCGCTCTGGCCGTTCATTTGGCGTTTTGCCCCGGAAATGAATGTGCGTTTGGGGTAATTTATGCTATAATTGACGTAAGTTAACGACGCACAGCGTAGTTCTTAAAAGATGCCATCAGAGTCCTCTCTGGGGCATAATCTTTTTGCTAAGAACTAGCTATGTATCATATTTTTAAACACAAAAGCCCCCGGCTAGTTCCGGGGGCTTTTGTGTTTGTAGATAACTGCTCGAAAGGGCATTAAGACATGCAGAAACTTACTCCCGATCAACGCGCCGCGCTGTTGAAAATAGTAGCAGCGGAAACAAACGCTCAACAATCACTAGAGTTCATCATCGGGCGCACGGATGACGATGTTTACGTCGCGCCGCTAAATAGGCACCAAGCGCAGCTTACGCCGCTTGTCATCCTACCGGACTGGCTGGAAGTCTGGGAAACGCGCAATTTAATCGAGGTAGGGCGCGGCTTATCCGGTCTGTCAGCAGGAAATACGTTTGTATTAACCGCCGAAGCACACACTTACGCACAGCACTGGGCGCTTCCAGGATGGCGCCGTTGGCTAAAGGAAGAATGGGAAGACGCCAAATCAGAATGGCGGGCCACACTCGCCGGGATCGTGTCGGCATTAATTACCAGCGCGTTGACACATTGGCTATGGAAATAGAAAATGTTCCGCAATGGCTACGGCGATGGAAAAAACAATAATAAGAAAATAGGAGAAGCAGGTTTTAGAGGCTTGATCGTGGGCAATCTTGCGAATTTCTTCTTCAGAGATAGTTTTTCTGCCCAACACCGCCATGGCTTCCGCGTGGGCAATCTTGCGAATTTCTTCTTCGTTCATAGTGTACCTCTAGTTATCTTGTGATTCGTTAACACTAACGTTGAGCAAACAGGCTCAACGCGACCAATAAAATCGTCGTGATGCCGAAAAGGCGAATAGCCCATTGGTAACAAACGACGTTGCGATGATGGATAGAATCATTGTGTTGAATGCGCTCCAGGTAGTTAGCCATAAGCTGCAAAAGCACTTTTTCAGCATCTAGCTTAAGGATGGCCTTATCTACGCCCTCCCAATCGGCCACAAAGGCCATACGATAGTTGCGCGGCGCAAGGACAATTAAGAACAGGATAACAGCGGCGGCATAGAGACCAATCACCAATGCCAGGCCGATCTGATACCAAACAGGCTGCCCAAGTTTTAGCAAGGCAAGCTGTAATATGCCGAACAAGGTAAGAATCAAGCCGGAGTTGGCAAGCAGTGAGGTGGCTTTATTAGCCAGCACTTCGACTGCATCCATACCCTGGGCATACATTTCTTTGATTTCCTGTAGGGCCAGGGTTTCTTTTTCCGAGAAAGTAGTTTCTTTCACCATAGCAGGTTGATGATGAACACTGACAAGAGGCCGCCGCGACAGTCCGATACCGATCAACAATCCCGTCCCCAGGCCAGCGACCAGGGACAGATTTTGCGAAAAAGCGATGATAGTCCACGCCCACAATCTAGCGATCAAGGCGCTAGGCTGGAAGAAAGCCGCCAGCCACCGGCGAAACCCAGAGAAAAAGATAGTTAACATCATCACACCCATCATCTACTCCGAAGCTACTGAACTATGGCGGGCACGGCACCAGGTGCCCGCGCGGACAATACGGCGGCAGGCTCACTTGCCATTTTTGGCACTGCGGACACCACAACCATTCTAAGAGGAGCTGCGGATGCAAGTTACGGATGTCAGCGTCCACCAACTTGGTTACATGGCGGGGCTGAAAGGCCCGGAAATTAAAGCGCTGGTGCAGTTGACCCTGTCCGGCACTCAGCCCCAATTCGTTTGGGTAGAATTGGCCGTTGATGAATATGTCGCGGCTTATGACCTGGCCCGCGCCATCGAAGCTCGTCTTGCGGCTCATCCTGAGTCTCTCCCAGAAGACACGAAGCCCATCGGCTTCAAAACCGAATAACAGCATTTCTCATTCACATTTACGTCCAGTATAGCACATAATTTCTACACAAAGCAAGGAGGCTACCTATGGCGACCTCACCAACTGAGATAATTAATCCGGGCGAGTTTAACCCGAATGACTGGATTACCAGCAAGGAAGCTGAAGAACTGACAGGGTATGCCCGAACAGCGATCCTAAGTGCCGCGAAAAGAGGCACTCTTAAATTCATAAAGCGCGGTAATATGCTATTCTATTTACGAAAAGATATTTTAGAATATGCTGACAGAATGAAAGCATTAGGGACCCAAAAACATACTCCAAAAATATACAGAAATCAAGCCCCCCAAAAAACCGCCTGAAAAGGCGGTTTTTTTGTTCCCCAAATCTATTGACAAGAAACTAAAGTCCCTATATACTTAGCGTAAGTTGCGTAATAACTTACGCATCTACTGCAAACGGGTTGCCGCCCGTTCCGGCGCATCGGGAGCATAATCACTAACGCCCTACCTCCTATGCCTCGGTAGGGCGTTTTAATTCCCGGAGGAAACTATGACGCAGGAGGAAACTATGGACGGCTTTGTTCCCTACAGTGTAGCCGCCACCCAGACCGGCTACTCGTACACGATGATCAGACAACTTGCCCGCGACCACCGAGTCACGACCCGTGCCATTTACGGGCGGCAGTGGGTCAACCTGGCCGACGTGATCGCCTACCAGGAGGCCCAGGCCGCGCTCGGCCCGGCGAAGCATACCCCGCGCAAGTATCGCCCGGAGACTGCCGATGCCTGAGACCTATACCTGCCCCGTTTCTGGGAATCTCACCCTGACTGTGTACCCCACCGGCGGCGTAGAAGTGCGCGACGGCGTCGGCCACATCACCTTGCACTACGCCGACCTCCCCGACCTGCGCCACGCCCTGAGCGCCGCGCAAGACCATCTGTACCGGCAGGTCGTCCGCGAGTGTCTGGCCGTCAAATACCTGCTCCTGACCCAGCGCCAGATGGCCAGCAAAGACCGCATCGAAGACCTCGTGATGGCGCGCCTCCAGGTAGACCGGGGCACCGTCCACGGCATCCTCAACGGCCAGGCCGAGTATGGCGACGTGTGGGAAGGACAAACCGTCTTCCAACGCGCTCCCGGCGACGCCCCCGGCTGGGTCTGGCGCCATACCCAACTGCCGGAACCGCGCCGCTCCGCTTACCCTGAAATTATTCCCCAGGAAATAATGAGCTTAACGTAGGAGGTGAATAGAATGACCCCACGCCGTTTCCCCGCCGATACCGATATGGCGCAGGCCCGCCACTTCCTCACGCGCGTCCTGGGCGACCTGGGCGCGCTGAGCGATCCGGTCTTCGACGCGCGCTTTCGCAAGCTACACGCCGCGCTCACCCAGCACACGCTCGACCTGTGGGAGATTGCCAGCGCCTTCTCGCGCCGCACGCCGTCCGAGAAGCGGGCAGTCCGCCGCCGCTGCGCCGCCGAACAAGACGCGCTCCTGGGCGACCTGTGGACAGTGTAACATGGCAAAAATCAAACCCTTCCACACCGGCTATTTCAGCATCCATAACGCCGTCTTCGACGTGATGATGCCGACCCTCAGCCCCAACGCCTTCAAAGTGCTCTGCGTCGCCATCCGCCAGACGCTGGGCTGGCGGCGCAAGAGCGACCAGATCAGCTACGCTCAATTCAAGACGCTCTCCGGCATCAAAAACAACACGACGGTTAATGCCGCCCTGATGGAATGCCTGGAGCGCGAATATCTGGTGCGCGAGGTGGTCGGACGCTCGAATTTGGGCACCGTGAGCTATGCCTACCGCCTGAATACCGCGTTGGAACTGGACTATACCGGTGAGCCAAGTACAGAAAATGGACTTGAGGTCGAAATCCCCGATTTCCCAAGTACAGAAACTGTACTTGGACCAAGTACAGAAATTAGACTTGCAAGTACAGAAACTGTACTTGGACCAAGTACAGAAATTAGACATACAACAATACATAAAGAACATCATCATGATGATGATGCTGGATCATCATTGCTCATAGCAACGCAAAAAGCCGCCGCCGCTGCGCTGGAAGCGCAAGGCGTCACCCGGAGCGTCGCGGCGCGCCTGGCAACGCGGTGCGCGCCGGAATTGATTGGCGATTGGATTGCGCACGTTGAGACGCGCGCGGGCCTGAAGTCGCCGGCCGCCTTCCTGGTGGCGGTGCTCAAGCGCGGCGACCCGCCGCCGGTGGTAGACCTGGCAGCGGACGACCCCCAACGCTACGTTACCGGCGCGTATGCCGACTTGATTCAGCACTGATGAGCAAGACGCCGCTCAATTATTTCCCAGGAAATAATTAGCTTTTCACAGAGGGAGGAAATGATGACTACACAAGCAAAATTCTGGAAACCCAGACCCGCGCCCTATTGGCGCGACCTGCGCGCCTGGTCGCTCCTGATCCCCGCGCTGGCAGCGATGCTAGGCGCCGTCGCCTACAGCGTGCAAGGAGTCGCGGTGACACAAGGCGGCGTCCTGCCGGCAACGTGGGTAAATACGGCCGTTCGCTGGGGGGCGGTCTTATTGGGCATTGGGTGCGAGGGCGGCACGCTGGCCGCCTGTATCGAAATCGCCCGGAAAAAGCGGGACGGCGACGCCAACATGCTGACGCTCTTCGGACGTCCAGTATCGAAAGACGGGCTAGGCATCCTGATCTCGTATACAGCCACCGTCATCGCGCGCATGTTGGCGCTGCACCCGGCGCAATCCATCGGCGCCATCATACTACTGGTCATCTCCAGCGCCGCCGACGCTTACTTCCTGTTCGACGAGGCCGGCGACTACTTGAGCATCCGCGACCGCAATGTCGCCCGTTGGGAGACGGCGCGCTGGTGGTACGAAGAGCAGCACAATCTACCCGCCGCCCTCCACGCGCTCAAGCACGACGAAGCAATAACCGGCGCGGCAGATACACGCCAACTACAGGCACAGATCGCGCAGTTGAGCGAAATGGTGCGCGAGGGCAATCGGGAGGAAGAGCGCCTGATCGGCGTCATCAAACAACTGACGGCAGAACGTGACGCACTGGCGGCGCAGGTGGCAGATGGCGGGCCGGAGACCGGCGCTCACGCGCCATTGAGTGACACCCTGCAACGCACCCTGGCGTACTACCGGGAACACCCCGGCACGTCGTATGCGCAGGCAGCGCGCGATCTGGCGTGCAGCCGCACGACGATCCGCACGCACGTAGACCGCCTGGCGGCGGCCGGCGTGATCCGGGTGAACGGACATGGCGTGGAGGCGTTGGCATGACCACCTGGCGCATGCACGCCAACGCCGTGATCGCGCAGGTGCGCGCGGCGCACCCTGACGCCGCCGGCGACGAACTGCGCGCGCACCTGCGCGCAGCCTACCCGTTCGGCGAGCGGCGCTACTGGCCCTATGCCGTGTGGTGTCAGTGCGTGCGCGAAGCGTGCGGTCTACCCCGCCGTTGCCAGATCGTCAAGCCCGTGACAGAACTGCCCCTATTCGCGGAGGAACCATGAGCCACGCCCAACGTGTCTATCTTGAAGCGCAGGCCGACCGCGCGGAGGCGGTATTGTACCGACACCGTGCGCCGGCGCACATCTCCGGCGGGACCTGTGGCCCGCGCCTGATTCGCTTATTCCTGAATCCAGCGCCCCACGTGCGCGTCAAGCAGATCATCGCCCTGGCCGACGATCTGGCCGTCGCACTGCGCGTGCCGCGCGTCGCCATCACCCACGGCAAGGAAGGTGTTGTTCTGGAGTTTGACAACCCTGAACGAATGGATGTGCCCTTCACGCTCGAACATACCGGCGACGCGCTAACGGCCCTGTTAGGCCTGCAACCCAACGGCGCGCCCCTCCTGCTCCGCCTCCCCTCGCCCAACGTTGCCCACATTCTGGTGTCCGGCACGACGGGCAGCGGGAAAAGCGTACTCCTGTGGGGTCTTCTGGAATCCCTGGTTGCACACACCCCGGCGTCCGAATTGCAGATCGTCGGGCTGGACCCGAAGGGCGCGCTACTCACCCCGTTTGGCGGTCTCCCGCACCTGAAGCGGGTCGAGGCGGATGCGTCGGGGATGACCGAGGCGCTCCGCTCGCTCGTGCATTTGATGGAGCAGCGCGACCGGCGCCGCCAGGACACGCCGCACGTCCTGGTCGTCATAGACGAGCTGGCCGACGTGGTGATGAATGCGCCTGACGCCGAGGCGCTGTTGACGCGCCTGGTGCAGCGCGGGCGGTCGGCGGGCATTCACGTCCTGGCCGCGACCCAGCGGCCCAGCGCGGCGATCATCTCCGGGCTGATGCGCGCGAACTTTCCCGTGCGCCTGGTGGGGCGCGTCGTATCGGCAGCGGATGCCCTGATCGCCGCCGGAATCCCCAAGAGCAGCGCCGAACACCTGACCGGGCGCGGCGACTTCCTGTGCGTCGCCAACGGCGAAGTGCTGCGCTTCCAGGCGCGCGCTATCGCCCCGGCTGACATCCAGCGCAGCTTGGGAACCACGCCGCTGCCCCGCGCGCTGGCGGCAGTAACGGCAGCATCGGCGTGGCAGGCGCCGCCGGACGCAGTCGCCGTGCTGCCGGTCGTTGCCGAGGCCAACGACCTGACCCCGCAACAGCGCGAGTTGGTGGATCAATTGCGCCCGGAGTGGGAGCAGATTCGGGAGCGCTGGCACAATGAGTACGGGTTCAAATCGCGGTTATGTCGAGCCATTTTCGACGGCGCGGATTTCAAAGGACACTATGCCCGCAACTTAGAGGCGGCGGCAGCCTATCTGGAAGCCGGGAAAAGTTCTGTCAAAAGTTCTGTCCGTGAAAAACTGAGCCATTTCCTGGCTGCTGACAGAACTGTAGCCATTGCCGGCTGACAGAACCATTGACAGAACTCGAAATACCAGGGGGAACCTACTATGAAACGGACGACAGTACATGAGGAATACGAGCCACTCGGCCAGCGGCTAGGGCGTTTTTTCGCCCTGGTGGGGGTAGTATTTGCGATCATCGCGGCAGTGCTGATCACCCAACGCCTGAGTACCGACGCGCTGGCGCTCATCACCGGCGCAGTGCTGACCGGGGCAGTCCTGCTGCCGGTCTGCGCTTTTCTGGGCTTCCTGGTGCTGCGGCGTGAGCCGCGCCGCGAGTCGCGCCCGGAGTATCCCCAGGGGGCAATGCCGATCGTTTTGCAAATGCCCTACATTCAACCAGCCGTCGATTCCCGCGCATTACCCTACGCCGACAGTGGCCCGCGCCGGGAATTCACCATTGTGGAGTAGCGGAAGCTGTTGCGAATCACGTCCCATAGCGAGCGTCGGGATATTCCACCACCAACGCCGCCCGCAACTCGTCAACGTACCGCTGATGCGCCGCCAGTTTTAATCGCAGTTGCGCGAACTTCCCCAACAACGCGATCTTTTGCGGATTCGTGAGATCGTCCCACTCAATGC